TCATGCAATCCTATGGACGAGGCGAGGGCGGGCGCTGTCTTGATAGACGGCGTTCTGCTCGACGTAATACGCGTTCCCAACCTTGATCGGAGGCGGGTAGATCTTGCCCTCCTTGATCCATCGCGAGGCCGTGCGCATTGCGGGCGCCGGGCTGAATTCTCGGGTGAGCCAATCGCTCAGGCGGATTTTCATATTCATCCCCATTGAGTACGAGATAGTTTTCGGAACAGAGAATCTCAGGCGATGCGCCTGAACTCGACGACCCAGACCCACGGGTTCGTATCCCAGCCATGCCCGCGCGCGGCGTTCAGGCTGTCCCACAGGTCATGGAAGGCGCGGATGCTCGGCGGCCGGAAGGCTCCGGCGCTGTAGCCGCGCATGTGATGGTCCTCGATCGTCACGCCCTCGGCGCGCGCGTCCGGTTCGGTGATGCTCTGCAGGCGCTCGACGCGTATGGCGGTGATCTCGAGCAGCGTGCGCGCCGCAGCGCGCGGCATGAAGATCGACGGCCGGCGCCACCACGCCGGCGTTGCGTCGCTGCGCGCCGCGTGCGGCACTGCGTCGTCGAAGCGGTACTCGCGGCCTGTTTGGAGCGTCATGTCGACGAAGTGCCACTCGTCGCGCTCCTTTTTCGCGCTGTAGCGGGTTTCCCAGCGACCGTATGCAATGTGCGTCTTCCGCACCCAGAGGCGATCGCCGGCCACGCCGTAGGGGGAGGGAATCTGACGGCTTTCCTCATTGCCGCGGAGCGCCCACCATGACCCGGTGCTCGGATCCTCGAAACCCCAGCACGCCGGGTCATTCCAGTCTGGGCCGTCCTTCGGGCCACCGCCGATGAAGTCGATGGAACTGCGCTTCGGAATGGCGATGCGTCGCGTCTGCGACTTCCGCCCGGCGCGCGCGGCGGCCGACATCGGCTCGTTGAAGAGGATGGGGTGCTCAGTCATAGTCGAGCTCCTTCGTCTCGGCGAACGTTGTAGTCGCGAGACGCACCATTGCCCCGATGTTGGAGGACAACTTCCACGACGGGTACGTCGTCGCGAGCTGCGCTTGCAGCTTCTTCCATTCGCCGAGAGTCATCGTCATGGTCAGCGTCATCGGCACGTCGTCGGGCCGCTGAATCTTGAACTCGGATTTCATCGTGCCTCCGGGAATTCGTCGTGCGTGCGGCCGTCGAGGTGGCGGCCGGCGGTCTTCTTGCCGATGCGGTACACGGCCGGCTCGTCGTCGTAGCTCAGGCCGTCATGCTCGCTCGGCGTCATCGTGCTGAACGACCATTCATCGCCAAACCAGTCCGCAACACGCTCGGTCCGCGTCGGCCGGCCGCCGCAGTTTTCGCCAGGCGCCCACTCGCCCCATTGTTTGAACAGGAACGGCACGCCGGCAGCAGCACACTGGTCGCGGAGATTTCTGGCCCAATCGGGATGCATCGGCCGCGCGTTAGCGCCGCTTTCACCTCCACAGATGACCCAGTCAGGCATCAGCTCGGTAGGTATTTCGCCGAGGTCACCCAGCATTGGCTCGACGCTCCAGAACCGCATGCGCGCCGGCACGGCGAGGAGCTTTTCGGCATCGCGCAGCATCTCTTCGCGGTTCACGATCGTTGCGCCGATCGAGACGTTGTCGTGCAGGCGCGGCCTTTCGATGCAGTCGAGGTCGAATTGGTACTGAGCGGCTTCGCTGACCATCGACATGACGTTGCCGATCCGCTTCGTCAGCAGCAGCCAATCGAGGTTCGGCGTGTCGGCGATCAGCCGGAACAGGTCCGCGCGCCACGCGGGATCCACAGCGTTGTCGAACACGTCCGCGAGCGACGCGCAGAAGACGCGCTGGCGCCGGCCGTGCGCGGCGAAGAACTCCGCGTGCCGCGCGTTCCAGCGAAGCGGCTGTCGCCACGTGGCCGCCGACGTGCGCACGCGCTCGCCGTGCGCCCCCCAGACGACCTTGTGCAGGCGCGTGTCCATCATGTGCTCGGCGTAGCAGTGGTCGCATCCGGGCGACACCTTCGTGCAGCCAATCCATGGCGAGAAGGTATGATCGGTCCACTCAATCATCGAATTTTCAGCCATGGCTCAGACTCCGGAAGGGACTTTGAAAATTGCCGCCAAGAAGGCCGGCATGGATTTGGCCACGTTCATCGCGAAAAGCGAGAAGGAAAAGCGATGCACGTCGTGCAAGCAATGGAAAGATCGTTCGCTTTTTAATCGTGACCGTACGAGACACGATGGCCTCTCGGCCAAATGCCTCGGGTGTAGCCGCGTGAAAGCTGAAGATCGAGTCGTTACAAAGGGGCGACAGTCGCCGATGCGCGGCAAGAAGTTCTCGGCAGAGGCTCGTGCACGCATGGGTAGACCGAAGGGTTTTGCTAGCCCAATGAAAGGCGTTCCACGTAGCGCCGAAACGAAAGCGAAGATCAGCGCAATCGTGCGGGAGCGTGCGCTTCGGGGGCCGGCAGCACCTCGTTACATCGATGGCAAAAGTGCCGAGCGTCAAAATGGACGGGCCAGCTTGGAGGCCAAACGTTGGCGGTACGACGTGATGTCGCGGGATGGCTGGATGTGTATCCACTGCGGCGACGACAAAGGTGGGAATCTTGAAGCTCACCATCGCAAGGAATGGGCGGAATATCCCGAGCTGCGCTTCGACGTCAGCAATGGCATTACCCTCTGCCGCGCGTGCCATTGGCTCGCTCACGCCTACCATGGGTGCGTGCCAGGGCTGAATTAACACGTGGTCGCACGATTCGATTTTGGTGTTCTCGGTCATGCTAGGATCCCTCTCCGAAATCCAAAGTGGGGGATGTGATGAACAACTCGGATATTGGAGACGAGGGCAACATTGATAACTCAAGCCTCGTCGAAATTCCGTTTCCAGATCGGAAGCGTCAGAGCTTCGGAATATCGAGCGCCCGTGATTTGCTGGCGAAGATAGAACGAGAACTTTCGGAATTTGAAGGTTGCACTCATTTTGTTCGCGCCGGTGATCACGCGTTCAACCTCTGCCTGTCGCTTTGGCATATGACCGATTGGGCATTTGCTGACATGACCCCGGATGAGTGCTGCAAAGCCCAGCAATTTCTCGGTACGGTGTTCAACAAACCGAGCGAATTCAGTGTTGCTGTGCAGAAGGCTGAGCCGGCTCTCAAAATCTGCCGAATCATGGCGACAGCCTCGAAGCACGTCGAAGTCACAAAGTTTCCCGAGCCATCCCTCGACACGATGATTGACATCTACGCGCACGCAACAGATGTCGATGCTCCGATTATTCTTAAATGGGGAGTAAGTATTGAGGGAGCCTCGTATTCGATGCTTGACGTTTTCAAACGTGCCACATCCTTTTGGACGAGCTTTTTCGTTGCAATCGGATGGCCTGCCGACAGACGAATATGAATTGGGAGGTCCGCTCATGAAAGGCCCCCTGCAGCGCGCCGCGTCTGCGCCTTCCGGCCTTCGAGAATGATTCGCACCATCGGGCCGCTGAACAAAGTTGGGAGTTCGGTCATGCTAGGATTCCGTCGAAAGAGGGGAGGGAAACATGAAGGCCAGCAGCGAACGAGCGCGATTGGAGAACCTTCTCGCCGATGCGCAGCGGGAACTGGAGGCGGCCGCCGCGGCCGCTGACCCATTGAAGATGTCGGGTGATAGGCCTCCTGACGAGGCAGCGCTCACGCGATTCGAAGTGGCGAGCGCACATGTAAAGTCGCTCGAGCTTGCGATTCAAAACCTCGCAGACTGACGCGGCCTACACAAACAGGAGACCGCCATGGCGTACGAACCGACGCCAGGCACGGAACCGATTGTGAAAGACGGTGACGTCCACTTCTCTCTGACCGTCAACGGCGTCGTCCAGCGCTTCTGCGTTTCGCGAGAGGCACTGGACGATCACTTCGGTGACCCGCCGGGGACCGCATCGGATCGGCTGGCCGCGTTCGAGCGCGGGAAAGAGCGGATCTACCAGGCGGCTGCCGGCAAACTGGGAGTTCCTGGGAGCGGCGTCCTCGTCGTGGGCACGTTCGATTTCTGACCTTATTGGCCGTCTCCTGCGCGGGCGGCGTCGATGGCGCGCGCTGGTGCGCCGAGCGGTTTCCAGTGCGTGTACGGCGGCTGTTCGCGCGGTAGTCGGCTGCCGGCCGGCGCTTCCGAATGGGTCCATTCATAGTGATCAGTCCACTGGCGCCAGCATCCGTCGTTGAGCATGTCGAAGTCGTAGCACTCGGGATGCTCGGGCGATTCTGGATCCAGCCAGAACACAATCACCTCAATATCGGCCGGTGCGGTGTCGATCGGCTGCCGCGGCTCTCCTGACACGTTGCACGCCGTGCACACGCCGCGCCATTCTCCCGTTGCGTCGTGCGCGTCGCCGATGTTGTCGCAGGCCGAGCAGCGCACCGTCAGCTCCGGATACAGCTTCTCGCGCAGGTGATGGGGCAGCCCGGCCGCGCGGATCTCGAATACCTCGACGTCGGTCAGCTTCATTGGATCTGACCCGCGCCGATCGCGTCGACGGCCTCGATGAACTTGCGATGCTCGTTCTCGCGCTCCCACCATGCGAACATCACGTATCGCCTGACCCACATCTCGGACGTTGTGTCGACGCCTACGTTGTCGATGAGATTCGGGTGCGAGAACGCGACGGATCGCGTACGTTGAATCGCGCGGCGCTCCGTGCGTTCCACATAAACCTCCGGCTCGCCGTTCTTCATCAGCGCGCGCCAGCGCGTTCCGTCCCGCTGATCGTCGGGCGACTCCTCGGCGCGCGGCTCCGGCAGGGTCATGTCGCCGTGCTGGATCTTGATCGCGTTGTCGAGCGCGTTGACGTGCTCGGTCGTCAGCGTCTGCGAGCGGTCCGCTTCTATGACGGCGAGCGCGGCAGCGATGACGCCTGTCGATGCGCGCGGCCCCGGGTTGCCCGGATGGGCGGTGAGCAGCTCGAGCTCAATTGCCCGCGCGAACCGATGCGCCCATCCGATCGAGGGATAGCGGGACTCGCGATAGAGTTCGGTGATCCGATCGCTCGTCAGCCCCTCCCGAGCGTCTGCCTGCGCGGGAGCGTTCCGGATCACCTTTTCGACACCAGCTGAGCCAGCTTTACGCCATGCTTCGCCGATTTCTTCGCGCGTCAGAACGGGGGCCTGCGCGGGAGGCTGCGGTCCAGCGTAAAGCATCGTTCCCGGCGCCAGGCTGGCGATGTCGCGATGGCGCCAGGCGATACCATTGATGCCGCCAACGGCGTTGATGCGTGCCACAGGTTCTGCCGCGTCCGCGATGGCGCGCTCCCGTCGGCAGGAGCCGTCCGTGCGCTCTTCGCACGGGCCCACGCCGCTGCACATGCACGGTGTCGGCACACCAGCGAGCCGCGCGCGCAGCCACGTTGCGACGTCTTCACCCTGCTGGCATCCGAATTCGCTACAGATTCCATGCAACAGGTTCAGATTCACGCGCACCGCGTTGTAGACCCAGCGGGCGATCGGGCGCAGCGGATCGCCGTCCTGCTGTGGCTCGATGGCGTCGAGCAGGTCGCGCACGATCTTGACGCTCGCCGAACTGTCGTTCGTGAGTTCGTCGATGTTGTCGCCGCCGTGCTCCGCGTCGTAGTGGTGGCGGATGAACTCGCGCAGCTGGTCGACGGTATAGCCGCCGTAGGTGTTGGTGGTCATGGTGTGAGCCTCGATGGTCATGCGAAGAGGTCGCCCTGTTTTTTGCCGCTCGACTCCGCGAGGTGCGTAGGGCAGAAGTGGGCATCGGCGCCGACCTGATGCGCATGCGCCGCGCACAGGGGCCGATCGCATGTCTTGCCTGGCTTCGTCTGGAAATCGCAGAGGAAGTCGCTCGGCGCGTCGCAGCCGTCGACCGAGCAGCGACACCCGCGCTTACGACCGCGCGTGCAGATGATTCCGGACATGCCGCCGGGAACGCGAAACGGGGTGCAAGGCATCAGGTGCCTCCGTTTTAGAAGGTCTGCGGCGCGACGGTCAGCGCGATCGCGATCGGGCGCACCCAGACCGGTGTCGACGAAAGCCGGAACGTCTCGCCGGATTCGGCGAGCAGCAGCGTGGTGCCCATCACCTCGGCGATTGCCTGCGCGGCGTCCGGCGGCACGGCGTTGCCGATGCGCTCGCGCCACGCCTGGTCGGACAGTCCGTCGAGTTCGAGATACTCCTCCGGCTCGACGAGAGATTGCAGGACGGCCAGCTCGAGCGTGGTGAACGGCCGGTGCCATGTGCCATTGAGCGCGCGGATCACGGCGACGGTCTTCTCGTTCGCCGCGGGCATGCGCGGATCCGCGACGGACCATCGCCCGTTGTCGTGCCCGGCGGCGGCCGATACTGCGCCCGTGTGCTGGTCCCAGCCGACCACGCCGTAGTGGCCGCCGGTCAGGTACGCGTCGCCGCGCTCGCGGCGCATGCCCGGGCGCGGATCGGCTACGGCGAACGCGCCTTGACCGCTGTCGCTGCGCGCGATGACCGTGCCGGCCGGCTCGTCGAATGCGGTTACGCGGTACTTGCCGGCGCCTTCGAAGCCGGTGCTCGCGCGCGGATCGGCGACCGCGTACGCACCCTGGTCATCGCCGCCGATCACGGTGCCGGCGTGGCCGGCCCATTCGGTCACCTTGTACTTGCTGAACAGCGGGCCGGCCGGCGGCCGCGGATCCTGTACGCATTGGCCGGTTCCGTGCGCGCTGGTGACGGCACCGGCCGGGTCGCGCCACGGGATGATGCGGAATTCGTTGTTGTGCTTGGCCGGGCCTTGGTGGCGCGGGTCCGCGACGCTGAAGGTTCCTTGCCCGGGCGACTTCTGGCCGGTGATCGTGCCGGCGTGGTCGTTCCAGTCGAGTACGCCGTACTGCTGGTATTGCGCGGCGTCGGCCGGCCCGCGCGGGTCGGCGACCGAAAAGGTGCCGTTGCCAGGGCGGCTCGCGCCGGCCACCACGCCGCACGGTTCCTCCCAGCGGTTCACGCCGAGCACGCCGTTGTGCATGTCCGGCACGATCAGGTAGTCGCGCAGCTGGCCGTTCTCGACCGCGAGCTTGTTCAGGCTGCGCCAGTCGCTACCCGCTTCGACGAAGGCGAGGCGCACCCACGTTTTCCACTGCAGCGACGGCACGCGGTGCATCGGGCCGGCGGCCTCGACATCGCCCGGCAGCGGCATGCGGCCGAGCAGCGTGCCGACTCCCTGCAGGCGCTTGACCGGCGGCTCGTACAGGCACGCCGGTACCTTTTCCATGTGCCGCGCGACGAGCAGGAATCGCTTGCGGCTCTGGGCGAGGCCGGCGATCACGCCGCAGTCGTGCGTCGTCTCGTTCTTGGCATAGCCGTAGTGCTGGAAGAGCTGCCCGATCTGGTCCAGCAGGTGGCGGCCGCGCGTCGCGAGCCGGGGGACATTTTCGAACACGATCAGCTCGACCGGGTCGTCCTTCCATGCCTCGCACATCAGCCATACGCAGCGCAGCGTCAGCTCGTTGAGAGCCTGGTACTTCGGCGTGCGGCTGAGCGTCTCCGACAGCAGGCCGGACGCACCCTTGCACGGCGACGAGATGAACACGCAGTGCGGATGCAGGTAGCCGGCGGCGCGGCGTACGTCTTCGGGCGTGGCCTCGCGCCATCCGGTCGGCGGCTCGACGCCGTGGAACGCGGTGTACTGCTCGCGCGTGAACAGGTCCATGACCGTGCACGGCGTGCCGACCAGCGTCTCGAAGTCGCGCGCGGCCGCCGGATCGTTGTCGATGCCGCCGATGCAGCGCCACGTCGCGGTCATGTTGCCGACGTGAGAAGTTGCTTTGGTGAAGCCCTTGGCGCCGCCGCCGAGGCCGCAGCAGAATCCGAAGCTGTTGAAGACGCGCTGAACGTTCATAGATGTCGGTGTAGTTCAAAAAAACGGGCGCCGTGCTGGCCGCCCATAAAAGAAGCCGCGCATCCGAGGCAACGGAACTTGCGCGGCTTTTGGGCAGGTGGGTGTGCTACGATCTCAAATCGAAAAACTATTCGGGGAAGGCATGAACGAGATCACTGCATTGTGTAAAGTCGCTGTTGAATCCGCTTTGGAAGTGAGAGCGACGACGCCAATCAGTAGCGGCATTCGCATCGATGATGGGCCGCTGAAGGGATACGTCGTGCTCTTTAGTCGTCGCGTCCTTCGGGTCTTCGAGCAAATCAGTAACGATGCGACGGCATCGATTTCAGTGACCGCTGTGAGTCGAGCTATTCGAGATGACGCGGGATACATTGCCAAGACGAATCAAGTTCACCAGTTCCGCGGCATCAAGGTTTATCGCCCCAATAGAACCAAGAGGCTGACGATCAAAGCGAAACTGTTGGATCGAGAGTGATCGATCAACGGTACATCACCTAATGTTGGTATATGCGAGCGGTTGCCGACTTGAAACCCGCCCGCCGAGCTACGCAATGGTAGCCGTCTTTTATCGTCGTCGTTCAGTTGCGTGTGCCTCGCAATTGCTGCGTCCTCTATGTGCAGGGGCAGGACGGCCGCCGAACAAAGTTTGATCGCACGACCGCGTGAACGAACGTTGCGGCAACTGCGCCCGACACCAAACACCGAAGAGGTGCAAGCATCGATAATTGCTCGGGGCGCGTGCTACGATTCGCACTGAAATGTACGGGGGTGCGATGAAGCGAGCGATGTACTACTACGCATCAGGTGTTCTTATCGGTGCCATTTCCGTGGCCGCCTATCGATACGTCGATTGGGGCAACCTCAAGGCGGCTGATTGGGCTGCATGGGTCCAAGCGCTAGGAGCGATCGCGGCTATTGCCGGGGCATACTTTCTGGGCGAGCGGTCGGCGTCTCATCAGTTGGAAATTGCAACGCAAACTCGTGATCGCGAACTGGCTGAGCGGCGTTCGTCGCTGAAAGCGATCCTCGACGAGGTGTACGTACGGTTCAAGCGAATCGAACCTTCGCTAAACGATAACGGTGCGTTTAATTTTTCCGCATTTACGCAAGTAAGTGATGATCAATTGAGTCGGACACTCGATCTGCTTGATAAGGTTCCACTTTTTGAGCTGGATTCAGGCGAGTTGACGCAGGCAGTCATTACCATACAAACCGCGTGCATGAGTCTCACGCGATTGGTGAAACAGTTCAAGTTGCACCAAAAAGAAAAGCCCAATGAGTATCCGGGGGATGATATTGCCACCGCATTTATGAGGGGCAGCCTGGAAACTCTGGACGAAACGTTCGCGACCGTCGTGACGCTCACGAATGGGAAGTACCCGAAGTTGCGACCGCCATCGATCTTCTAATCGGTGGCGTCACAGAACCTGTCGACTCTTACAGATCTCGGCGACGCGATCGCATGTCGAGACGTCGAACCAGCCGATGTGACATTCCTCGTGGTTCGCGATGCCGAGTTGTTGGGCCAACCAGACGTATGCGTCGGTGCGCGTCATCGCGCCGGACTGCCAGATCGGGTTGAAGGCGGCTTTCGCACGTTTCCGCGCGTCACGCGTTGGCCCGTCGGCGAGCGTGCCGAGCGGGATCGCGGTGAAGGGGTGCAGGCCGACGTATGCCCGGCAGGAGAGACAGATGAACGCCCACGGCCACTCGCCATACTCGCGTCCGTAGATCGCCGAGTTGTTCACGATCTCGACGGGGCCGCCGTCGTACGGGCACGTAGTCGGTGCCGGGAGCCGGTTCTTGACGCGGGCGGTCGCGCGCCGTGATGGATTCCACGGTGTCTTCGTCGTATGCATGATCAATTCGAAAAAATGGGCGCAGTGCGAGCCGCCCGAATGCGCCGCGCAATCCGGGGCACGGAAGGCGCGCGGCGGTGCTGCTATCGGGGCATCCACTGCGTGCCGCGCACGATCCGGCCGACCGGTTCGAGCACAAGCACCTCGGATTCCTTCTCGCTGCGCACGAGCGCACTGCCGCGCCGCTGGACTTTCTCGAGCGACGCGTGACGCCGTGGTTTGCAATACCTGCCGACCGTCACGAACAGCGGCGCACGCGCGCCGACCGGCCCGAGCGTCAGCTCATCAATGCGGGCTTCGAGTGCCGCGGTATTCGCGCGCCAGGTGTCGGCTCGTTGCTGCGCGGCGTCGCGCTCGGCGGTGAGCCGCTCGACCTCGGCTCGCAGCTCTGCGATGACGGAGGTGGTGTCGGCCGCTACGGCCGACGGCGGCAGGCTCGCAATGGCCCCGGCCAGCGACAGAGCGACGACCGGCAGCGCGGCGTTGGCCGGTGGTGTCGGCGCGACGCCGCGCGCGAGCCAGTACACGTACTCGTTGCCGCCGCCCGCGCGCTTCTCGCGCTCGACGATCGCCTCGCCGAGCATCCGGTTGAGCTCCTTCGTCACGTCGAGATGCGGGAGCCCGGTTCCGGTCGCCACGGCCTTCGCTGTGGCTTCCGACGTCGCGGCGAGATACTTCTCGATGTCCTCTCTCACGCTGCCTCCCGTATTGCGTGCTGCGCGGCCGGCGCGACCTGACCGCCCTCGACCCAGAACGCTTCGATGGCTTCGGGTAGGCCGGCGGGCGGCGTCTTCAGGCTCATGAACACGAGCGCCGTGTCGATCTGCTCGGTGTAGGCCAGGTCGTCGAGCCAGTAGAGCAGCCGATCGCGCTCGGGGCCGACCAGGACGTCGGCGCGATCGAGCACGAGCAGCTTCAGGCCCGAGAAGTGGCTGATCGCCGCGGCGATGTGCGCGTCGACGCGCCAGCGCTCGGATTCGGACAGCAGGGCGTAGGCGCGCCCGTCGGCGAAGATATCCATCTCCGGCGTGATCGTCACGTCGGCCCATTCGGACATCTCGGCGAGCGCGACGAGGCGCTCGTTCATCGGCGTGAGCGCTTCGCTGAGCAGGTTGGCCGGGATGCCATTCGGTGCGAGCGCGTCGGCGATTGCCTCGTACGCCGCGACGTCTTCGTGTAGCGCCGCAGCTTGCTTCGCCAGATCGGCGGCGCCGGCGGCGCGCCGTTCGATTTCGCGGAGCGTCGCGATGTCGGTGTCGAGCTGCTTTCGGCTGCGTTGGAGGTCGGCCAGTTCGGAGCGCGCGGCGTCGCCGCTCTCGCGCGCGGCGGCCGCGCCGCTTTCCTCTGCGTCGTCTTCGAGTGCGCGCAACTGCGTCGCGGCCGCGTCCGCCGCTTCGACGTCGCGTTTGCGGTTCGCGGCTGCGTTTTGCAGCGTCTTCAGGCCCTGCTCATACTCAGGCAGCTTCGCGGCCGCGTCACCGTCGCGCGCGCCGGCTGCGGCCGCCGCCGACAGCACGCCGTTGAGGTAGCGCAGGAGCGCGCCGCATTCAGGGCAGGTGCATTCGGTGCCGGCCGGCGCCGCGCCGGCGAGCACACGAAGCGCCTCGACCTTCGGCAGAAATTCGGCGACCTGCTCGTCGGCGAGCTGCGCGAGTTCAACCGCCTTCGCGTAACCGGCTGCGCGCGTGCGCAGGCCGGCGATTTTCGACGCGCGCGCACGAGCCGCGGTGTCCGCCGCGTCGGCGGCGCCGATCTGCTGCTGCAGTTCGCCGATCCGGTCGTCGAGCGCCGCGCGGTCGCCCGTGAGCTTCCGCAACGCCGCTTCGTCAAACTCGACTACCGCCGGGCGCCACGTGGCTGCCTTCTGGCTGCCGTACGTCTCGCCGGTCGCGGTGCGCCACGACTGCTTCGCGCCGCGCGCGCGGTCGGCGGCTTCCTTCTGCGCCGCTTCAAAACCGGCGCGCAACATCGGCGTGATGGCCGCGAGCCGCGCGGCTGCCGCTGCCGGCACCGCATCGGCGCGGAATCCGAGCTTGCCCAGCAGCCGGGCGCGCATTTCGTCGACGCCGATCTTCACGCCCATCAGGTCGTACAGGAATGCGCGCCGCTCGGCCGGGCCCAGGTGCGCGAATCGCTGCGCGTCGAGCACCAGCGGAAGGCGCGGGTCCTCTGCGAGCTCGCGCTTCAGCTTGCCGGACGGCAGCATGACGCTGTTCGTCTGCTCGCCGCACGCGACCACGATCTGGCCGCCGTCGGCTCCCTCGGTGACGAGCGAGCCGTATTCCTTCTTCAGCGCGACGCGCACAGTGTCGCCGGTGAGCGCCATGCGCACGGCTTCCTGCAGGCTGCTCTTGCCGGCGCCGTTCGGGCCGGTGAAGAGGGCGACGGGTTTGGCGAGCCGGAGGTCCGCCGTGCGGATCCCGAGAACGTTCGCCACATAGATGTCGGTGATTTTCACGATTCCTCTCCCTGCGGTCCGCGCGGGCGCAGCACCGTGCGGCTGCCGTCCGAATCCATCGCACTGACGATGCCCTTCGCTTCGAGCAGCTCGACCAGCCGCGCGGCGCGGTTGTATCCGATCTTGAACTGGCGCTGCACGCTCGAAATCGTCACTTTCTGCTGCTCGATCACGAACGCTTCGACTTGGGCGTACAGCGGATCCTCGTTGCCGGAGGCGGCTTGATCCTCGTGCCACTCCTTCCAGCCCTTCACCCATGCGATGCACAGCTCGCCGGCCATCACAGGGCATTCGCTTTCGGGCTTGCCTTCGGCGGCCGCCTGCCGGCCGGCCTGATGCTGTTCGTCGATCTGCGCTTGCGTCGGGCCGTCGCCGAGCTTCGGCACCTCGCGGAATTCAGCGTCGACGACGTCGTCCCCGTCGGGCCGCTGACCGTCCATGCCGTCGCCGTCCTGATCGGTGTACTCGCGGCCGAGGTCCAAACCGCGCTGATCCGATTCGCCGCGGATCTCGTCCATGCCGCCGGTGTGCTCGTCGGGGTTTGCGACGACGACCAGCACGGTTTTCCCGCTGGCTTCGTAGAGCTCGTGCAGGTTCGGCTGAGAGCCACCGAATTTCACGACCGCCTTGACGCCGTCCTTGATCGTGATCTGGTCGAGGTCGCCCTGGACGACGATGCGGCCATCGCTCGCGATCAGGTGCGTCGCCATCTTCACGTTGTGCTCGACGCGTGCACGCAGCCGGTCGATGACGTCGTTTTGCTTCTTCTCGGACAGCTTCACCCAGACGTCGGGCATCAGCTTCATCTCGGTCACCAGCGCGGAAAGCAGGTCTTTGCCGATGCTGTCGGCGGTCATCTGGAGGACGTTCTTGTCGGTCATGTCGAATCCCTTGGCGGCGGTGAGCGCGCGTTAGTCGGCGTTGATCGGATTGCGCGGGCGGCGGCCGGCCGGCGCGGTCGTTTGAGCGGTTGCCTTGCCGGCTGCCGCCTGTTCGGCTGCCGCCGTGATGGCGCGCATGCGTGCCGAGGCGAGGGCGTTTAGTTCGGCCTTTGCGGTTTCGTCCGGCACACCGGCGATCGCGCTGCGCGCGAGGTCGAGGTCCTCGGGCGTCTTGGCGGACTCGATGTCCTCGCGGATGCCGAGCACCAGGCCGCTCACGTCGAAGTCGAAGCCGCCTTGGTCGCCGTCATCGTCATCGCCCGGTTCACCCTGGTCGTCGACGGGTTCTGCTTGCGAGTCCGACGACGGCGCGGCGTTTTCGCGCGATACGGTGGCGGGACCGGTTTGCGCTGGCGTGGCGCGCGAGACTTCCTCGGCCGGCTGCGCGCGGCCGGCACGCAACTCGTCGAGCGTCGAGCGGTTGACCGAGTAACTGCCGTCTTCGTGCACGTCGACGATGTCCGCCACTTCCTCGACGCTCGTCAGGCCCATCAGCAGCTCGGGCGCGTACAGCTTTCCGAAGAACGACGCGGTGCGGTACCGCAGCATCACCTCATCCATCGTCTGCCACTTGCTGCCGTTCTTCGTGTACCAGCCTTCCTTGACGGCCATCTCGATCGACACGGCAGGCGATTCGATCCGCTCGCCGGTCTCTTTCTCGATGGCCCACGCCACGCAGACCTTGTCGACGATCGGTACGCGCTTCGTCACTGTGCTGCGGTTGCCGTTCTCCCAGACCGTTTCGACGCGTTCGACTGTCTTGTCGCCGAGCACCTTGATGTCGAAGCGCAGGGGCGAGAAGCGACCGCAGCCGTTCACCGCGGCGATGATCCACTGCGACGACCAGGACGGCCGCCCCTCGACGATGTATAGGTTCTGCATCACCATCAGCGGATCGGCGCCCATGCGCTGCGCCATATTCAGCGCAACGACGGCGTTCGCGAGCGCGTTCGGGTTCTCACGCGATTCCTTCACGTTGCCGTACTTGTCGAGCTTCTCGATAACCTTGCGATACGCGGCAGGCACGAGCGTCGACGACGCGAGAAGATTCGCCGCGCGCTGCATCAGCTCGAACGACTGCAGCGAGCCGAATCCGGGGGCCACAGCGGGCATGTTGGCCTCGCGCGGCAGCGGCGAGCGGACGGATTCGAGAGTGGTGGGCGTGGACATGGATACCTCGGTTATTCGTGGAATTGGCAGGTGCCGTAGCGCGGGCAGTATTTCTTGTCGCACAACAGCGATTTCGGATTCGGATAGAAGCGACCAGAGCGGAACATGTCGGCGGCGAACTGGATCAGCCCCGGCGTTTCCTCGGTGCCGAGCATCACGCGCTTGGCGTTCTTGACCGGGGCGGTCGCGACCTCGGGCGTACCCTTCGTTTTTAGGCCGATGATCTCGGCGGTGTCGCCGATCTGCTCGCCGGTCGTGTGCTCGTACAGCAGCTCGTATGTCCCGATCTGCGGGCCGTGGCCCTTCGTGACAGCGACGCCCTGCGCGACGGCCTTCGATCCGCTCTTCAGGTCGGCGATGCCTGGGCCGAGCGCCGTGCGACGGACACGTGCGCGGTCCATCGTGCCGGTGAGGCGGACCACGATCCCACCGCCGCAGTCGATGTCGAGCGGCTTCGTTTCCATCTCGACCGCGACGAAGTCGTACAGCGGCGTGATCTCGAGGCAGTACTTTGTCGTGAGCGAGATGCCGATGCGCTCCGCTTCCTTCAGGCTGAGATCGTCGCTCGCAGGGTTGTACTCGTTCGATGGGTCGTGCAGCTTGTCGACGAACGCGCCGGCCGCGTCGTCGACGGTCAGGCCGGAGCCGTCAAGCACGCTCTGGTCATAGGCGGCCGTGCCTGCGTGGATCGCGGTACCGAGGGCGGCGCGCAGCCCGACGACGTTGCGCATCTTCAGGAGGTGGATTGCCTCCCACCTGTAGGCGCATTCGAAAAGTGCGCCCCAGCTGGATGCGCGCACGGTGTAGACCGAGGGAGTCATGCGGCCCCTACGGTTTCGGCATCGACATCCGCGGCCGGCGCCGGCATCTTCTCGATGCACACGTACGGGAAGCGGTCGGGGAACGGCTTGATGTGCTTGTAGAAGTGCGAGCCGAGCGAGTCGGCGGTCTTGAGCGCATCGAAGTTCGCCTGGGTGAAGCCGGTGTAGTGGTACAGCGACGTCGGCGCATTCGTCTTGCGATCCTTGAAGCGGACCGCGAGCGTTTCAGATTCGGCGTCGTAGCCGATGCTATGGATCTGCGACGACTCGACGGGCTGGGTGTCGATGGTTTTCATGTCTTGGAACTCCAGATAGAACGACGAGAGACGCGCATCGAACGGCGCGGCATGTGGCGGACAATGGGGCGCCGAGGGGGCGACGGCGGCGCTTAGAGGATTCCCAAGCGTTTGCTGAAGTAGTCGATCGCGATCGCGATAACCGCGACCGCGATGAAGATCGCGAGAACGAGTGCCCGGGCGGCACGCGGGTGTCGGCGCTCGAAGAGGTCAGCGTGGTCGGTGAAGCGGCTCATGCGGGCCTCGTGACGAGGGCAGTGATGGCCGTGCCGTCCGCGTTGAGCTTGGCAAGCACGAACGTGCACACCGCGGCGATCGTGATCGCGACGAAGTAACCGGCTATGGGATTCCATTCGAACACCCGGTCGAGCAGCGCGCCGAGGAGGTCGAACGGTGTCATCCGAGACTCCGCAGGTAGGGGCCGGCGACGTACGCGCCGTACCAGAGGAAACCGGCCGCCGCGCCGTACGCCGCCGCCCATGCCGAGCCCTCGAGCACGTAGCGCAGGCGCAATACAGGTGATTGCTTGTATTTGCGCGATACAGTCTGGAGGCTGTTAAGCGAGGCGCGCATCAGTGCCCCCTCCGTAGATTCCGCTCGGCAAACGTCGCGACGTTCTGCTTCGTGCGGTTGAGGATCTGATGCGCGATCGACTCGCTGCCAACCATGGCGATGCCGAGCGCCGCCTTGCTGATCAGCATTTCCATCACGTTCGCGAGCGCGTCCGGATTTCCGTATGCGCCGCAGCTGCGCACGTAATCAGCGATCAGCTTTTCAGCGAGGTCGCCGCATTGGGCAGGGGATTTGAGGGTGCTCATCGGTTGACTCCGGCGATGGTGATGTGGCGAACGGGATCGGACACGGGCATGGGTGCGCGGAAACCTGCCTTCGCCAGCGCGTCGTCGACCACGGCGCGGATGCCGGACGTGAGCACGGTCTTCGACGCGACCAGGTGCAGGGCGTCGATCAGGTGCGCCATCGGTTGAAGGTGTGCGTCGAGCGAGCGGTCGGCCGCGAGCGAGCGCGCATACGCGTCGGCCGATTCGGTTTCGCCCGCGTCGGACGGCAGTTCACCGTACGCGAAGCTCGAATCGGCCCGTTCCTGCGCCAGTTCCTTCGCGCGCTGCAGCCATGCTTGACCGAGCGTGTATTTGATCTCGTTCATGTGGTCTCTCAGTGTGGTTTGAGCGCCAGCCGTAGCGGGCGCGGGTGATCAGTCGTCGAGCGCGCGACGAACGGCGTGGTCGGTGCAGCAGGAAAAACCGGCGTTGCCGGGGCCGAACTTCTGGCCGCATCCCGAGCAGTAGACATTGGCGAAACGCGGCGCGGCGGCGGCGAGATCAGCGTCGGCGATGCGCTGCGCGATTTCCGCGTCGAGGACTGCCTTGCAGACGTTCCAGACCTCGTACACATCCTCGATCCTCCCGCGGCGCAGCGCGGCGTCGAGCACGGCGATCTGTTCAGTCGAGAACGGCAACACGTCGAACGTGAAGCCTTCGGCGATCGCTTCGTTGCGTTCGTCGCGCGCCAGCGCTTCGTCATCCGCCGCGGCCTGCAGCTGGTCGGCGTGTCGGTCGACCAGCGCGGGCAGCGTGCGGGCGTTGTGGTGATGAGGTCGAGGAGTGTGCATCGCGTCCTCCATTGAAAGTAGGATTGCTAATCAAATATCTGTCTTGAACTGCGATGGTGCTTGCGCAGCTCTCACTGGTGACGCCTCAGAAGAAGAACCGCCACCGGTCAGAACTGCATCACTCGCGCGCCCGACTACTCCCGGCCGTGCCGGCTCCGGGCCGCGCGAGGTTTGTGCCGATTACGACGCCATCGGTCACGTGGTGCTGGCTGTCTTGTGTCAGGTTCACTCGGGTATTGCATGCCGCTGCGGTTTTCCGCAGCGTCCGTCCTGACTCACGACGCTGATCGCGCCGGCCGGTTGCTCCGCGTGTGCGGTCCCGGCTTACCTTCGATTGTTAGAGAGCGATCCGCTTGGGGCGGTGGCGCGGCGTCGGTGTCGCGTTGAGGGAAATTATAACTAAAGTTATCGATGTGTCAATAACCAAAGTTATCGTGCAGATGGAAAATTTGTAACAGAAGGCGGAACGGGAGGCGATCACGCGGGACGCTGCGCGCAAAAAAGCCCGCTCAGGGCGGGCTTGCGCGGACTACGGTATTTCTAGGGAAGGCTATGCCGATTTTCGGCGGACCGCGCGGAAAATAGCGATGGGAGTGACTCCGTACGCATCAGTTGGGCGCCCCATCATTTCACGCAATCCCCCCAGCATTTGCGACATCGCAGAATCGAGACCGGATGAACTGACATCCGGACTGGGCTCAACGACTCCGGGCTGCGCATCGACGATTCCCAAAACAAACCATTGGCCAGGCACTTGCGTGCCATGCTTCAGAGCCAAGTCATCCGGATTGATCAGCATGCTTTCGGCCCGCAAGGTCGACCAAAGAGTATCTTCGCCGATCCTGAACGAAGCCTGGATCGAATGCGGCAGCTTCTGAAGAATTTTCGCGAGGCGATCATAGGATTTTTTTCCCTCCGCCATAACTTTCTGCTTTTGTTTTGGGGGGAGAGTGAGCCCCTCCAGCTCGTTATGCAGGAAAACGTCCGCGAAATCTGACCACATCTCCTTCAGCATTCGAATATCGATCACACTCATTGTGCCGCTCGCCAAGAAAAGCCCACCGATAGGCGTGTTGGCGATCTCGCGATGCACAAACTGAAATTCATCGAGGCGATCGAGTACCTCGATTGGAGCAAGCCAACTGGGGTCAAACAAACGTTCGAGCCCTCGTTCGACCACGTCGGTGCCCCCCATTTCGCCAGACAGCACTTTGATCGACCCGCCCATCTTGGACGTGTCCGACGACGAGTCTTTCGCGGTTCGCTTTGTCTGCGTCAGGACTCCGTCTTCGAACAGCTGCGCAAAATAGAAATCGACCCGCCCTCTATCGAGGTATGCGAAGTCATAGAGATATTCGATGCTTGGTGAGCCTTGATCCACGGTCGATTTCCTCTTGGATTGATTTTTTCTTTTCCTCGAACGTGCGTTGCCGCTCACGGAGGGAGTCCAAGGCCATATGGATTCCCTCGGTGACGCTCTTGCTGAATCTCGAATCGGCTTCCAAGACCTTCTGGACGCTTGAGATAAAGTCTTGATCCATATGGAGATCCTCCCTGCGAAGCCATCATTATAGCTGGCGAGCAGCGCCTGCGATGCCCAAGGCATTCAATTGGCCGGTCAAGTCCTCGGCTCTCCCTAGGGACTGCAGCTGTGCAACCCACGGTCGCGTGATTATATCCGGGAGCTTGGCGTCGCGCCCCCAATTCAGTATCCGCATAACGCGGTTGAAAGCCCCTGTTTTTTGCGCCACACTACTGTACATACATACAGTAGTGTGGCGAACGGAAGACGAGGGCGGCCAGTGGAAGAAGAAATGAAGACGCGCCTGCGCTGCAGGCCGGGAGACTTGGCAAGGGTCGTGGCGAGCACGAACCCAGCGCTGATCGGCACGATCGTGACAATTCAGAGGCTGCGTTCTGACGGCCGGTGGGATGTGCTGCTCGAAAAGCCGGCGTTCGGCTTCACGGGGCTGATGAAGCGGCCGGTCGTGACGCGGGAGTTTTCGTTCTGGGATGCGTCGCTAGAACCGTTGCCGGAGAGCGCCCGGTCTGTTAGTCGCCGCGCGGCCTATCTTCGTCCGGAGTCGAGCGAGGGGTGGGAAGCGTTTGAGCTAGCAAGCCACTGATGTACGCCTCGACCTTGGCGCGGCCGAGGTCGTCGAGCTGATCGTATCCAGCTGGGATCTGCGGGCCCACTTCGTCGCCGAATTCGAGCCACTCCAACGTCGTCAGAAGGGCCCGCGCGAGCGCGAACCCGTTCGTGGTCGTGGTGCTGCCGCCTCGTTCAACCTTTGCTATCGCCGGCTGAGATACGCCGACAAGTTCCGCGACGTGCTTCTGGGACAGGCCCAGTGCTTCGCGACGCTCCTTTGCCCGACGCCCGAATTCAGGATTTTCCATAGCGGGCATCGTATAACCTTGGTTGTAGGGCGGCAAATAACCAAAGTTCTTGCGGATGAATAACTTTGGTTATAGTATTGCCGCATGAAACCGACCAATTGCTCCGTGCCGGCTCTGGAGGCAGCGATCCAAAAAGCTGGGTCGCAGTCCGCACTTGCCCGCCTGATCGGCAAAAAGCAGCCACACATCCACAAGTGGCTGCATTCCCCCAATCCAATGAGACCCGAGAACTGTGTCCTCGTCGGAAATGCCGTCGGCATCCCGTACAGGGACTTCCGTCCGACCGATTGGCACCTGATCTGGCCTCATCCCGCGGAAGCCGCCGAGCCGGGCGCATGTATGTCAGAAGGGGAGCGGCACGACGTGCTTCATGCGGGCATCGGCTGATCGAAGTGGTTCGCATTAGTTGAAAGCTGGCCAGGTGTTGTCCTGGCCTTTATTTCGCCCCGGCGCCAATTGGGTAAGCAAGTGGGTAATCAACTGGGTAACGATTGATTTTTCGTATGAACCAGCCAGAAATCAGGATGTTCGCGCTGTGGACGCCGGCCGCCACGCTTCCCGAGAGCGAGATCGAGGCCATGACGTTTGAGGAGTGCCTGGCGAAGGCGCTCGAGATCGGCGTCACGCGCTTCGATCGAAAGACGCTCGCGAAGAAATCGAAGATCCACTATCCGCACCTCGGCGATCTGATCGCCGGGCGCCGGCCGTTTCCCGCGACGAAACTGCACCTGTTCTGCATGTTCAGCGGCTGCGACTACCCGCGGCAGTGGCTCGCGATCCAGGAGCGCAAGGCGATCGAGGAATACCGGCGGCTCAGCCAGCAGGCGATCGGCGAGTTCGTCCAGCAGGCATTCGGCCAGCGGCAGGTGGCGGCATGACGCTGACTCTCCGCCAGCGCGACGTCGGCAAGCTCTTCGCCCGCAAGCTCGGGCGCCCCATGACCTACCTCGGCCTCGTCGAGGAAAAGCACCTTTTCATCTTCCGCGATCCTCCGCAGGACTACCTCGCGTTCCGGCCCGACCAGCTCTGGATGCTCGAACGCGTGCGGCCCGAGGCGGCTCCGATCGACAACACGAAGGAGGGCGGCTCGTGCTGACCGAACTGTTCGAGCGCGCGGCGTTGCGCGCAGGCTGGCGCGCCGCGCGCGCCGGTGTGCCGTTCCATGAGAACCCGCTGCGCGGCGCGCTCGCCTGCTTCGCGCGGCAGTGGGGGCGCGGCTGGGCGGCGGCGAATGACTGCCCGCGGCCGTACAGCTTCTACGACTGGGAGCTGGGCATTTGCGCGACGACTGCCGAGCAGTATCGGGAGGCCGCATGAGCACGGCGAGCGCCTGGAATCCTCGATTCCTCGCACACGCGCAGTCGCGCGGAATGACGCCCGAGCAAGTGCGTGATGCCGACTGCGTCGCGTTTCCCGGCGGCCGCATGGCGGGCTTCATCTGCTGGAACAGCGCGCGGGTCCGCGAATTCGTCGCCGAGACGGGCGCTGACCGTCGCGACGTGACGCGCCTCGGTTCCTACGACGCATGGCTGGCGGCGCGCTTCGGTGCTGCGCAGCTCGAACTGCCGCTGGAGGTCTCATGACCTGGGCGCACGATGACCTCGCCAAGGATCTCGCCGCGCATCTTCGCGGCGCGTCCGATCGCCTCGTATGGACCGACATGCAGCTCGGGCCGGCCGGCTCGCCGCGGCCCGACGTATACACGGTGCCGTGTTCGTTCGCTCGGTTCCAGCCGGTCGCCTACGAATGCAAGATCAGCGTCGCCGACTTCCGGCGCGACGTGACGGCAGGGAAGTGGACGTCGTACTTGCGCTTCGCCGCCGGCGTCATCTTCGCCGCGCCGGCCGGCCTGCTGAAGAAGGAAAACATTCCGGCCGGCTGCGGCCTGATCGTGCGCGGCCCGGACGGCTGGCGCTCGCTGAAGGGCCCGACGCTGAAGAACATGGAGAACCTGCCGCGCGACGCGTGGATCAAGCTGATCATCGACGGCATGGCGCGGCTCGCGGACCAAAGCCACGAGCAGCTGCGCGCGGGCCTGTGCAATGAATGGACGTTCGAAAAGAAGCTGCGCGCGCGTCTCGGCAACATCGTCGCGGATGCTGTCAGGGATCAGCTGCATGCGGAACACCGTCTGAAGGCGGCCACCGAGCGGATTGAGAACCTGGCCGCGGAGGCGGAAAACGAGCGGCGGCTGATCCTCGATCGCGCGAAGGAGCATGCGGAGCGGGACGCCGCGCTGATCGATAGCGCGCGCATCGAGCTCGCGCGTGCGCTCGGCCTGCCGGCCGGCGCGGGGGCGTGGGAGATCGCCAACGCCTGCAAGCAAGCCGTGCGGCGCGTCAGCATCGATTCGGAGGTTAAGCGGCTCCGTCAGCAGCTGGAGCGCATTCAGGTTGCGATCGAATCGGCTGCCGAGCCGCTGCCGCACATCGCGCGGGAGGTGGGATGAACTGGCTCGACCGTTCCCACCGCGGCGACTGCCGCGACCTGATGCGCGCGATGGTAGCCGACGGCGTGCGGGTGCAGACGATCGTCACGTCGCCGCCGTACTGGGGCCTGCGCTCGTATCTGCCCGACGGCCACCCGGACAAGCATCGCGAGATCGGGCAGGAGCCGACGCTGCGCGAGTTCATCGACACGCTGGTCGGTGTGTTCGATCTCGCGCGCGAGCTGCTCGCCGACGACGGCACGCTGTGGCTCAACATGGGCGACGCATACGCTGGCTCATGGGGCGCGCAAGGGCGCGGCGGTCAGATGGCCTGCCGGTCCACGATCAGCGCTCAGCAGATCGCGGCCGCGCAACGTAAGCAAAGCGGCACCGGCTCGCTGTCGCGCTCCGGTTTGAAGGCGAAGGACCTGATGGGCCAGCCATGGCGGCTCGCGTTCGCATTGCAGGACGCCGGCTGGTATCTACGGCAGGACATCATCTGGCACAAGCCGAACCCGATGCCGGAGAGCGTGCGCGATCGCTGCACGAAGGCGCACGAGTCTGTTCCTGCTGAGCAAGAGCCCGAAGTACTACTTCGACCAGGAAGCGATCCTCGAACCCGTCAGCCCGAACACGCATGCGCGCCTGTCGCAGAACGTGCAGGCGCAGATCGGCAGCGAGCGCTCGAACGGCGGGACGAAGACGAACGGGAACATGAAGGCCGTCGGCCGCGGTGTCGGATGGGGGCACGGAACTGACGCCGGCGAGCGTTCGCGCGGCCGCGTGAAGCGGAAGTTGGCTAACAAAAGCAATGGCACGAAGAACAACGCCAGCTTCGACGAGGCGATGGCGATCATGCCGACCGAGCGCAACCGTCGTTCCGTGTGGACCATCCCGACGCAGTCGTACAGCGGCGCGCACTTTGCCACGTTTCCGGAAGCGCTCGTCGAGCCCTGCGTGATGGCCGGCAGCCGGCCGGGCCACGTCGTGCTCGATCCGTTCTTCGGCAGCGGCACCGTCGGCCAGGTCGCGCAGCGGCTCGGCCGACGCTTCCTCGGCTGCGAGCTGAACCCCGACTACGAGCAGTTGCAGCGCGACCGCCTGCGCCAGCCCGGCCTCGTGCTGGAGGTGTTGTGATGGACCGGCCGACTCTTCACGTCGTCTCGCTGTCGGGCGGGAAGGACAGCACCGCAACACTGCTCGTCGCGCTCGAGCTGCACGGCCGCGAGAACGTCCGCGCCGTGTTCGCCGACACCGGCAACGAGCACGAGTCGACGTACGAATACGCGCTTGAATACCTGCCTCGCGCGCTCGGCATTACCGTCGACGTGGTGCGCGCCGACTTCGCAGACGAGTTCGCGACGAAGCGCGCGAACCTCGCGCGGCTCGCGGCAGGCGAGCCGGAATCGGCCGTCTACGGAAAGCGCGAGTTCATGTACGCGTGGACTCCCGAAGCGGCGGCGCGCGCGCTCGACCTGCTTCGACCGAGCGGGAACCCGTTCCTTGACCTGTGCATGGTGCGTGGTGGTTTCCCTTCCCGGAAGCGGCAGTTCTGCACTGAATACCTGAAGCGCAACCCGCTTACCGAGTATGCCCTCGGCCTGATCGACGATGGCTACTTCGTCGAATCGTGGCAGGGCGTGCGAGCGGACGAGAGCGAGGCGCGCCGGTGGCTTCCGAGTTACGAATGGCGCGGGGGGCATTACGCCGTATTCCGGCCGATTCTGCGCTGGAATGTTGCCGATGTGTTCGATGCGCACGCAACTGCCGGCATCTCCGCAAACCCGTTGTACCGCGAAGGCATGACGCGCGTCGGGTGCATGCCCTGCATCAACGCAGGGAAGCTCGAATTGCGCGAGGTCGCGCGCCGCTTTCCCGAGCACGTCGAGCGCATCGCCGCGTGGGAGAGCCTCGTTTCGGAGGTGTGCCGACCCTTGAGCCCCGTCTCATTCTTCCACATGGGCACAACGGGGCATTCGGGCCAAGCCACAACAGTGCATCAGGTCGTCGAGTGGTCGAAAACGACGCGCGGCGGCCGCCAATACGACCTACTCGCGGACGCCGCGCCGGCGACCGCATGCGCTTCGGCGTACGGATTGTGCGAATGAATCAGCTCCCGAATCCTCTCACCCCAGCGGACTGCAACCTCCGCGATTTCCCGTTCATGCCGCTCGAGGTGAAGCGCCTGTTGACGTCCGAGACGTGGATCCTCGGCAGCGGCGACGAGCGCGCGGCCGCGATCACGCTGTGGCTCGAAAGCTGGCATCAGATTCCGGCCGCCAGCCTGCCGGCCGACGACCGCATGCTCGGCCATCTGGCCCAATCGAAGAGCTGGAAGCGCGTAAAGGAACACGCGCTGCGCGGCTGGGTGAAGTGTGCCGACGGCCGCCTCTATCACCCGGTCGTCGCCGAGAAGGTGCTCGAAGCGTGGGTCTCGAAGCTGACCAGCAGCCTGTCCGGCACCACGGGCAACGCGAAGCGCTGGGGCATCGAGGTCGACACCGTGGCCGTGCGCGCGCAGATCGTCGAGGCCGCGAACCTCCTGAAAGCGATCGCCCCGCAATCCGAATGGCTGCGAAAAAAGCAGGTTCGGGAGATCGTATCCGATTCGCGTCGCGATCCCGATCCGATCGCCCCCCGATCACCAACGCAATCGCCCCCCGATTCGCCCCCCGATCGCAAGAGAGAGGGAGAGGGAGATGTAAACACAGCAAGCGGCGGCGGCACAGCACAGGGAGGCGGGGAAGAACCGCCGATCGCCGCCGCTTTCGTCGAAATCCTTCGCTCGTCTGGCGTCGGCTTCGCCGCCGACGACACGCGGTTGGCGGGCTGGCCCGGGCGCGGCGTGACGTCCGACGACCTGCGCGCGGCCATCGCCACGGGGCGCAAGCGCCGTGAGCGCGAGCGCTCCGAGCAGCCGCTGAACCTTGGCTTGCTCGAGCTGATCCTCGGCGATCTCCTCGCCGCGCGCGCCGCGACGCCCGCGTCAGGTGCACGCACTGTCGGCGACTGGTGGCGCTCGTGGACCGGCATCGTCGAGCACGGCGGCACGCTCGGCATCGAGCAGGGCCGCGACGAACCTCCGTTCGATTTCAAGCTGCGCGTGTTCGACGCCGCGGGCGACGGCCCGTGGTGGGACGACCACAACCGCGCATTTCGCAACACTGCCGGCCCGGTCGCGGCCGGCGCTTTGATGGGGGAAGGGCGATGAACTGCAAAGTCGGCGACATGGCAGTCCTGATCCAAGGGGTGAATGCTGGGCATGTCTGCGAAGTGTTGAGCCCGTGGGGCACGAGGAACGGCCGTTTCGTTTGGAACGTGCGCATGGTCGTTTCGCTTCCGCGCTTTCTCGACGGCGACCGCTCTCGGCCTGATTCGCCATCGCGGGAGGGGCAATGCTGCGACGTGAACCTGCGCCCGATCAGCGGCGTGCCGGTGACGGACGACGTCAGCGAAGAGGTGACGGCATGAAGCGGATAACGAAGGCGATGAAGCAGGCCGGCGGCCATCGATACTGCTGCGAATGCGCGGCTCACGGCCCGCGCGTGAAGGCGCACTGGACGCACAAGGGGCGCGACTACTGCGATGCGCACAAGCCGGCCGAGACGGTTGCGCGGCCTGCGCGCGAGGTGCGCCCATGAGCCTGCTGACGGGGAACACTCGCTATCGGCTCGGCTGGTTCGGGAAGGTGATTCTCGAGGTGTCGGAATGGCGGCGCCAAGCCGCCCTTAGCCATCCCGATACCTGGCCGTGGATCGAGGTGTGGCGCGATGCCACGTTTCGCGACGTGCTTGACCTGGCGGAGCGGAACTGGGCACTCGTCCCGCGCCCTTCGAAGGACGCCGGGAGGGCAGTGCGATGAACTGCAAACTGGGCGATCTGGCCATCATCATTCGCGCGCCGAAGGCTCCGGAAAACGTCGGGCGCATCGTCAAAGTCGCCGAGGCTTTCGGCGAGCACAAGGGCTACTTTTGCTGGACCGTCACGTCGGACTCGCCGATGACCGTGTTCGTGAACGGCGTGCCGACGTTGAAAACCGCAGGCGCGATTCCCGATGCATGGCTCCGTCCTGTCTCGGGTCTGCCCGTGACCGACGACGTCGAAGACGAGGTGACGGCATGAGGGTCTTGGGTATGGATGTGATCGAGTCGCCGCTGTGCGCTGACGTGCCGCGCATGACCGTTTCGCCGCGATTCGCCGAGCTGATGCCCGCCGAGTTCGTGAGCGACTTGAACCGGTGGATGCGCGAGTTCTTCGGCACTTCCGACGTGTCGTACATCGTCGAAGGCCGCACGATCGTCATGAGCCCGCGCGCGGCCGCCGCTCTCCGCCGGCAGGCTTCGCAGGCTTCGGTTCGTCCCGGGCATTGGCAAGGGTGGCGGGTATGACGCAGCAATCGCTCATCACGGCGTCGCCGATCGCGCAGCGCGTCGAGTTCGTCGTTCCCGGCACGCCGGTCGCGAAGGGCCGCCCGAAGTTCGCGCGCCGCGGCGCCCACGTCAGGGTCTACACGCCCGAGGAGACGGAGCGGTACGAGAACCTCGTGAAGATGGCCGCCCGCGCCGCGATGCGTAGCGCCGAGCCGTACGCCGGCCCGATCCGTCTGATCGTGCACATCGGCCTGCCCATCCCGGCGAGCTGGTCGATGAAGCGCCAGGGCGAGGCGGCCGCCGGCGCCATCGGCGCGACGAAGAAGCCGGACGCCGACAACGTTGTCAAGGCGTTGAAGGACGGCATGAACGGAGTGGTGTACGTCGACGACGGCCAGGTCGTCGACCTCTGGGTGTCGAAGCGCTACGCGCGCACGCCGGGCGTGCGGATCGAGGCGATCGAGTTGAATTTGAAGTCAGCATAGGAGCGGGGCCTTGAAAGCAAAAAGCAAACTCACCATCAACGCGATGATCGCGGCCATGAAGCCCGGCATCCGCTATTCGGCACACGACCTCGCACGGCGCTTGAAGCACCCCGTTTCGTCGGTGCGCCAGCTGCTGTCGCTCGACGTCGCGCTCGCGCGACTCGACTGCCATTCGGAGAGCCGCGGGCGGATGTACTCGCTCGCGGGCACGAGCCGCTCGCCCGGCACGCACGTCGACACGCGCATCCGGCCGGACTTCACGAGCAACCTGTCGGGCTACATGGCTGAGCTGAACACGCGCCAGGCGCTGGCGATGATGACGCGGGGTGGCCGGTGATCGCCATCTTCGAGAACACGCAGCAGGCGCTGCACGTCAGCTTCCTGGTGACGTCGCTGCCGCCGCGGCAGAAGCAGCAGTTCCGCCTGGCGTTGATCCAGATCCTCGAATCGGTCGGCCGTCTCAGCACGCGCCAGGCTGAATTCCTCGACTACCTGTACGGCACCTCGTCGGGCACGATCAACTTCGACGGGCTGAGCGGTGACGAAATCCGGGCCCAGTGCGCGATGGTCGTCGGCGCGGTGCGTGATCACTTGCTGAAGCCGGAACGCAACGCGGTGTGGCTGCGATACGCCTGCGGGATGCCGGCGCGCCCGGCGAGCGCCGCGCGCGCCGCAGACCCGGGTATCCCGCCGTCGGTCGAGTGGAAGCGGGCGCTGGTCGAGATGCGGACGTACCTGCGCCCGTCGCTCACCGTGACGAACGGGAAGGCGATCATGGCGCTGATCGCCGGTCATTCGCAGGCACGGCTGCGCCAGGACGGGTTGTCGTATCGGGAAATCTCCGAGGAGACGCACGTCACGGTCCGCACGCTCGAGCGCAACGCGCAGATCATCCGGAAGCGGCTCGTCGAGCTGGAGCACCAGGCCGTGAAGCGGCTGACGCCACTCTTCGAGCGAAACAACGTGACGATCGCGGAGGCCGTTGAGGCGTAAGGGGTATGGCGAAAATTCCCCTTGCAAATGTGGCGGACAGGGTATAAATTTTCGTCACATTGCAGAGTTGCGACCAAAGCCCGCCGAGCCGACAAGCCAGCGGGCTTTTTCGTTGCGGCGTGTCCGCGCTATACTCGGCTCGGCCTTAGCTACGCCGGCGGGAAAGACGTAGCGAGGTGATCAGCCAGCGCGCCGAAAGGTGCAGACGGGTTTCCGCCGCCCTGCTGGCACCAGACATGTTGAGCCCGCTGAGCGAAAGTCAGCGGGCTTTTTACTTGGTCGGCTGGATCTAAACCAACTTTTAATAAGTCCCCCGTTTCTACAGCGCGTCTATTTCCTTGGCGATTTTGGCCACGGTTGCGCCGATAAATTGTCCGAGCAGCGCTCCATCTCTGGCGGGGTCCATAAACCATCGGTCGCCGGTGGCTGGTGCGACTAAACCGGATGCGAGTGCTGCTTTGACGAGTTCGACGGCCTGCTCTGTTGCTCGTGCTGTAGTCATTAATGCTCTCCTGTTTGCGCTTTTTAGATGGTTGGCCGCGACCGCGTTCTGAACTCGCGGCCACGAGGATATTGCGTTAATTGAGTGATTTCAGTCAATGTCATTTAATTATTTTAATAATTTCATTATCTGAATCAAATTGGCGGCATTAACTTGAGTGTTTCATTATTCGAATCAAATCGCAGATATTCAAATGAAGAGATCTGCTGCGATAGCGAAAATGTTGCCAATATCTCGCCCGTTCCCGCCTGACGTCCTCTTCGACGATTCGAACTGGATCCAGCACATCGTGCCGGCCGACGGCGTGGCCGAGTGGGTGAACGAGACGCTCTTGCGCGACGGCGCGCCGCTACACAACCCTGACCACGAGCACCTGATCGGCGCCGACGTCGCCTACCTATGGGCGGCCGTCGAGAATGTGCGCCAGATGCGCCGCGTCGTCGGCCAGTGCGAAGAGGTGACGATCCGCGCCGGTGGCTGGCAGCGCGCCCGGCAGGAACAGCAGTACCTCGAATGGTTCGGCCGCGTGCCGGCGTTCCTGATCACGCTCGACGCGCACTACGCGCGCGAGTGCAACGACCTGCAGTGGTGCGCGCTCGTCGAGCATGAGCTGTACCACATCGGCCAGCGCACCGACGAGTTCGGCGCGCCGGCTTTCACGAAGGACGGCATGCCGAAGCTCGGCATCCGCGGGCACGACGTCGAGGAATTCGTCGGCATCGTCCGGCGCTACGGCGTGGCCGGTGGCGCCGGCGACACCGCGAAGCTCGTCGCCGCAGCCCAGCGCGCGCCGGAAGTCGGCCACATCGACATCGCGCGCGCCTGCGGTACCTGCATCCTGCGGGCCGCGTAACCCGAACGTTTTCCCGCTATGGCAGCACTTCCCGACGCGATCAAGGTGTTCATCGTGCAGTCGCTGGCGTGCTTCGACACGATCGCGCGCACCGTGAAGGACGTGCGCGAGGTGTTCGGCGTCGAGGTGTCGTCGCAGCAGTGCGAGCGCTACGACCCGACGAAGCGGGCCGGCGCGACGCTCAGCAAGAAGTACCGCGAGATCTTCGAGCGCACGCGCGCGGAGTTTCTCAACGACACATCCCGCATCGGTGTGTCGCACCGCGCGGTGCGCCTGCGCGCGCTCGACCGAGCCGTCGCGGAAGCGGAGCGACGCAACAACCTGCCGCTGATGGCGCAGCTGCTCGAACAGGCTGCGAAGGAATCCGGCGACGCCTACACGAACCGGCGCCGCCTCGAACACACTGGGGAGAACGGCGGCCCGATCGAGAACAGGACGGTCGTCGTCGATGAAAGCCAGGTCGCAGCCGCCGTCGCCAAACTCGAAGACGAGTATTGACCCCGCCATCGAGCGGGCCGTCCTGAAGGCGAAGTGCGAGCGGGACCACCTGTTTTTCAGCCGGTACTTCTTCAAGCACAGGCAGGCGATCAAGTTCCGCGTCAACTGGCACCACGTGCTGATCGCCGACACGGTGCAGCGCGTGATCGACGGCACGCTGAAGAACGTCGTCATCAACGTGCCGCCGGGCTCGTCGAAGACCGAGCTGGTCGCGATCAACCTGATCGCGCGCGGCCTCGCGCTGAACCCGCGCGCGCGGTTCCTGCACATCAGCTACTCGGACGATCTTGCGCTGTTGAACAGCGAGACGGCGCGCGACATCGTCTCATCCGACGAGTACCAGGCGCTCTGGCCGCTGAAGGTGGCTGACGACGCGAAGTCGAAGAAGCGCTGGAACGTGCTCGTCGACGGGAAGAAAGCCGGCGGCGTGTACGCGGTGTCGCTCGGCGGCCAGATCACTGGCTTCCGGGCCGGGCACATGGCCGAGGGTTGGCAGGGCGCGATCATCATCGACGACCCGCTGAAGGTTGAGGACGCGTACAGCAAGACGAACCGGGACAAAGCCAACCGCAAGCTGCAGTCGACCGTGAAGAGCCGAAAGGCGAGTCCGGACACGCCGATCATCGTGATCATGCAGCGGCTTGCGGAGGAAGATCCGACGGGCTTCATCAAGGCGCGCAAGCTGCCGGGCGAGTGGGAGTTCATCGAGATCCCGGCGCTGATCACCGACGAGTACGTCGCGAAGCTGCCGGCACACATCCGCGAACGCGTCGAGCGCGACGAGCGAGACGAGGACGGCCGGTACAGCTACTGGCCGTACAAGGAACCGCTGCAGGAGCTACTCGCGTCCGAGAAGGCCGACGCGTACGTCTTCAACGGCCAGTACATGCAGCGGCCGTCGCCGCTGGGCGGCGGGATCATCCAGAGCGGCAAGTTCCTGCGCTACGGCGCGCTGCCGCAGCTGCAGTACCGGAAGATCTTCGCCGACACGGCGCAGAAGACCGCCGAGCGGAACGACTACAGCGTGTTCGAGTGCTGGGGCCTCGGCTACGACAACCGTGTGTACCTGATCGACCTGGTGCGCGGGAAGTGGAAGGCGCCGGAGCTGAAGCGGCGCGCGATCGACTTCTGGAACAAGCACGCGGCCATCGGTGCCGACGATCCGGGCGCACCGGTGCTGCGCCAGATGAAGGTCGAGGACAAGTCCAGCGGTACCGGGCTGATTCAGGACATTCAGGCCGAGGGCGGCATCCCGATCGAGGGCATCGAGCGCGTGAAGGACAAGCTGACGCGCGTCATGGACGTCGTGAGCCACATCGACGCTGGCAACGTCGGCGTCCCGCTGGATGCCCCGTGGGTCAGCGACTTCTTGACCGAGTGCGACTCGTTCACGGCTGACGACACGCACATGCACGACGACCAGATCGATCCGATGGTCGACGCAATCAACGACATGCTGGGAGGCGCGAAGGACCTGTCGGTCTGGGAGCGGCTTGCCGGTTGAGCACGACAGGATTTCCCGGAATGTCGAAACGGAAGCAACAGACCCGGCCGCCGCGCGCGCCGGCGGCGACGCACGCCCATCGCACGGCCGACTCGTTCGCCAACTTCGAGGCGCGGCTCGGCTGGGGTGCCGACAACCAGGCGTCGGCGGCGCAGTACACGCTGTCGTACCAGAGCCGCAACCGCGTCTGGCTCGAAGCCGCGTATCGCGGATCGTGGATCGTGCGCGCCGCGGTGGACGCGATCCCGGAGGACATGACCCGCAAGGGCATCGAAATGTCCGGCCTCGATCCTACCGACGTGTCCAAGATGGAGACGGCGCTGACGCGCAAGGCGATCTGGGACCAGCTCTGCGACACCGGCAAGTGGGCGCAGCTGTACGGCGGTGCGATCGCGGTGATGCTGATCGACGGCCAGGACATGTCGCAGCCGCTTCGGCGCGAGACCATCGGAAAAGGCCAGTTCAAGGGCCTGCTCGTGCTCGACCGCTGGATGGTTGTGCCGCCGGTCGGCGAAGTGGTGACCGAGTTCGGCCCCGATCTCGGCATGCCGAAGTACTACGACGTGCTGCCGACGACGATCGGCTTGCCGCAAGGACGGATTCACCACTCGCGCGTGCTGCGCATGGACGGCGAAGCACTGCCGTACTACCAGCGCATTAGCGAGAACGGATGGGGCCTGTCGATCCTCGAGCCGATGTGGGACCGACTCATCGCGTTCGACAGCGCGACGGTCGGCGCCGGCCAGCTCGTCTACAAGGCGCATCTGCGCACGCTGAGCGTCGAGAAGCTGCGCGAGATCATCGCGATGGGCGGCCCGGCGCTCAACGGCCTGCTGAAGCAGGTCGAGATGATCCGGCTCGGGCAGTCGAACGAGGGCATCACCCTCATCGACGCGACCGACAAGTTCGAGACGCACCAGTACGCGTTCAGCGGGCTATCCGACGTCCTGCTCCAGTTCGCGATGCAGCTCAGCGGCGCGACCGGCATTCCGCTCGATCGCCTGTTCGGCCAGCAGCCGGCCGGCCTGAGCGACACCGGTGAAGGGTCGCGCCTGCTGTATCACGAGAAGGTGCACACGCGGCAGGAGCGTCGGATGCGCAACCCGCTGCACGGGCTGCTCGACGTGATGTGCCGGTCGGAGATCGGTCAGCCGTTGCCCGAGGATTTCTCGTACGAGTTCAACCCGCTGCAGGAGATGTCGGCCGCTGAGAAGGCAGAGATCGGCAACAAGACGGTCGATTCGGTGACGAAGGCCGTCGACGCCGACCTGATTCCACGCAGCCAGGGAATGCGCGAGCTGAAGGCGTCGTCGCCCGACACTGGCATGTTTGGCGACATCCCTGACGAAGCGATCGAGCAGGCCGAGCGCGACGAACAGGGCGAGGACCCGCCGGTTATCGATCCGACGCTTCCGCTCGGCCCTGCGCTGGGCGCGGCCGCACGCACGAACGATTCTCTGCTTCGAAGACTATTCCGACGTCGATGATCCTCACCCTCGATCGAAAGCGCGACCGGCGCAAGAACCCTGTCCGGCTGAGCGGTGCCGAGCGGCAGTACGGCAGCCAGTTGCGCAAGATCGCCCATCAGGTCGGCGTGCTCGTGAACGGCTTTCCGGCCGATGACGCGTCGTATGCGCCGACGATCGAGGAACTGCTGCGGCGGTACGCCGAGGCGCTCGCGCCGTGGGCCGAGGCGACCGCGGCGCGCATGATCGCCGACCTGAACCGGCGCGACGAGCAGATGTGGATGAAGCAGGCCGCCGACATGTCGCGCGCGCTGCGCGAAGAAATCCGCGGCGCGGCCACCGGCGAGACGATGCGTGCGCTCCTGTCCGAGCAGGTGCGGCTGATCAAGTCCATTCCGCTCGACGCGGCCGAGCGCGTGCATCGGCTCACGCTGGAAGGAATCGTCGACGGCGCGCGCGCTGCGCAGATATCGAAGGCGATTCACGAGTCTGGACAGGTCGCGAAGAGTCGGGCCGACACGATCGCGAGAACCGAGGTCAGTCGTACGGCCGCGACCCTCACCGAGGCGCGCGCGCTCGACGTCGGGAGCCCGGGCTACTTCTGGCGGACGTCTGGCGACTCGGACGTACGCGAGGACCATCGCGAGCTGGAAGGCAAGTTTTTCACGTGGGACAAGCCGCCGGTCGCGGATAAGCGGTCGGGCGCGCGGGCGCACCCGGGCTGCATCTACAACTGCCGATGCTGGGCCGAAGTCGTGCTTCCGAAGGACTGATATGCGCATTTTCACCACTGACCACGCGTGCACCTGCGGCTTGCATGCGCCGCGCGCCCGCGCGCACACCCGCGACGGCATCACCGCATCGGGCGTGTACGCGACCGAGCAGCTCGGCGAGCGGCAGTCGATCACGCCGGAAGGGTTCCTGCTTTGCGAGGCCGTGCCGATCGCGCGCGTCGGCGCGCAGGACTACGCCTATTTCGAGCTGCCGGAAATCGAGGCGAAGGACGGCGTCATTGTCGCCGAGCGCACGGCCGACGTGCTGTTCAGTCCCGAGACGCTCGCCAGCTTCGAAGGCAAGCCGATCACGATCGACCATCCGCCGGACTTCGTGACGCCGGCGAACTACATGTCGGTCGCGCGCGGCACGGTCCGAAACGTCCGGCAAGGCGAAGGCGACCAGGCCGAGCTGATGCTCGCCGATCTGCTGATCACCGACGCCGAGGCGATTCGCCGCGTCCAGAGCAAGGGCGCGGACGCGCTCACGCAAGTCAGCAACGGCTACGACGCCGACTATGAACAGATTGCGCCTGGGCGGGCGCGACAGGTGGTGATCGTGGGCAACCACGTCGCCCTCGTGAAAAGCGCCCGCTGTGGCCCCGTGTGTTCGATCGGGGATAGCAGTTCCAACCTACTCCCGACAGGAGATGCAAGCATGGCAACCAAGAAAGGCTCCAAGTTCGTCGACGCGTTGCGCAAGGCGTTCATGACGCGCGATTCCGAAGCGTTCGAGAAGGTCGCGAGCGAGATGACCGGCGACGAAGGCGGCGAAGGTGGCGACGGCCAACCCCAGATTCACATCCACATGCCCGGCACCGGCGCCGACCCGAAGGCGGGTGTCTCCGCGACGGGCGACGAAGGCGCGGGCGGTGGCGAAGGCGATCCACTGAAGCAGGTGCTCGACGCGATCCAGGCCACTAACGGCAAGATCGACGCACTCGCCGACCGAGTGACGAAGCTCGAAGGCGGCGGCACGCAGACGGGCGACGGCGATGACGAAGATCTGGATGGCACCGGCACCACGGACAACGACGGTGCCGGCGAAGGCGACGACGACAAGACCGGCGCGCGTACCGGCGACAGTACCGCACTGCGCGATCAATTTCAGGACGCGCTGTCGCGCGCCGAGATCCTCGCGCCGGGCGTGCGGCTGCCGACGTTCGATGCGAAGGCGGTCCGCAAGAAGACGGTCGACGCCATGTGCGTGCTGCGCCGCCGCGCGCTGCGCGCCGCGCTGGACAACGAGAACGCCGAAATCGTCAAGTCGGTGGTCGGCGGCGCGAACGTGGCCAGCATGACTTGCGATTCCGTCGCGGCGTTCTTCAACGCAGCGTCGGAGGTCGTGCGCAGCAAGAACTCCGGTGTGACGCAGCGCCGGACGAACGATTCCGCTCAGGCCGAGCGGAAAGACATCAACGCCATCCACGCGGAATTCTGGAAGGTCCGCAAGTAAGGAGCCGACATGCCCTCGTTGCAAGCTTATCAATTTCGCATGCCGGCAGGCTTTGCCGGTGATCTCCAGCGCGCCGAAGTCGCCACGATCGAGACGCAGCTGATCGACCCGGCGGCACCGCCGACGGCGTTCGGCGTTCCCGTGAAGATGGTGAACGGCAAGATCCAGCCGATCAACAACGCGGCCGACACGGCGGCGCTTGTCTACGGCGTGAACCTCCGCGCGTACCCGATTCAGGGCAACAGCAACGATCCGCTCGGCACGTCGACGCCGCCGACGAGCGGTCCGACCGACATCCTGAAGCGCGGCTATTTCAATGCCGCGCTGGGCGGCACCGCGCCGGCCACGAAGAACGGTACGGTGTACGTGCGCGTCGCGGCAGCGGCCGCCGGCAAGCCGCTCGGTGGTTTCGAAGCGGCGGTCGACGGCACGAACACCGTCGCGATGCCGGCGAACTGGTACTTCACCGGCCCGGCCGACGCATACGGCATCGTCGAAATCGCCGTCAACATCTGATCCGGCGCTGAACAGCGCTTCACCCGAAGCCCCGCAATCGCGGGGCTTTTGCATTTCTGGAGCCATTACATGGACATGTCCGAACTGAAGCACCTGCGCCGGGCCGGGGCCTCGATCCCGATGTCGGCGGCCGTCGCGGACGCGACGCGCCGGCTGATCCGCGCGCGCACGCAGGACCAGCAGTACACCTACGATCGTGCGACGATCGACTCGACCGGCGTATTTCTCAACGGCCAGCTCGAACGCCTCGACCAGACGCTCAACGAGCCGCTCGTCGAGTACACCTGGTCGCGCGACATCTACATCCGCAGCGACGTGTCGGCGGCCGACGAAGTCGCGTCGTTCACGAACTCGGCGTTCGGGATGAGCGGCGGTATCAACCCGAACGGCCTGAACTGGATCTCGAACGAAGGCAACGCGCTCGCGGGTCCGTCGGTCGACATCGGCAAGACCGCGCAGCCGATGCTGCTCTGGGGTGCCGAAGTCAAGTACACGGTGCCCGAGCTGATCAAGTCGCAGGCGCTCGGCATGCCCATCGACTCGCAGAAGGTCGAGGCGATGAACATGAAGCGCAACATGGACCTCGACCAGATCGTCTACTACGGCGATCCGCAGATGAGCTTCACCGGCCTGGTGAACTCGACTGGCGCCGTCGGCAGCGTTTCGAACGTCGCGAATGGCGCGGCCGGCACGCCGCAGTGGGAAACGAAGACGCCGAAGGAGATTCTCAAGGACGTCAACGAGATCCTGACTTCGGCGTGGCAAGCGTCGGGCTGGAAGGTGAAGCCGAACCGCCTCATGCTGCCGCCCGCGAAACTGGGCTGGGTTGCATCGCAGATCGTGAGCGACGCCGGAAACAAGTCGATCCTGACGTACCTGCTCGAGAACAACATCTGCACGCAGCAGGGCACGCCGCTGGAAATCCTCGAGCTGAAGTGGCTGATCGGCGCGGGCGCCGGCGGCACGCAGGGTCAGCTCGGCACCGTGGACCGGATGGTCGCGTACAACAGCGACAAGAAGTACGTCCAGTTCCCGATGACGGACCTGCAGCGCACGCCGCTCGAGTACCGCTCGCTGTTCCAGATCACGACCTACTGGTCGCGTATCGGCCGCGTCGAATGGCGCTACGGCACGACGGCCGCTTACCGGGACGGGATCTGACATGGCGAAGATCAACGTTCTCACGGCGTTCACGATCCGGCTGACCCACGAGGGCGAAGAAGTCGTCCGGCGCGTCGAGGCAGGTGTGCAGGAGGTCGAGGACTTCATCGCCGAGCACTGGTACGCTAAGGCGCACACTGGCCCGCTGCCGGAGAAATCCGGCGATTCGACCAGTTCGCAAGCCGGTGCAACGGATCAGGCTGCCGCGCTGGCGGCCGCGAAGGCTGATCTGCAGGCCGATTCGGATCGCCTCGAAAAGCTGCGCACCGAGCTCGATACGTTCGGCAAGGGGCTGGACGATCGCGCGGCCGCGCTCGACACGCGCGAAGCTGCAGTTGCGGCGAGCGAGCAGGATCTCGCCGCGCGGATCGCGTCCTTCGAGGCGACTCAGAAGGACGCCACGGCGGCGGCGAAGGATGGCGCTGCCGACGGCGCCACGCAGAAGTCCGGCAGCGGGAAGAAGGCATAATGGCCTCCCGGCGCCGCGCCGCGCAGGCGCGCGCCGGGCACCGCATTTTGGCAAGGTGACACGTGGATATCGCCCAGTTCCGACAGTCGTTCCCCGAGTTCAACGATACGACGACGTACCCCGACTCGCTCGTCCAGTTTTGGATGCCCGTCGCGGTCTCGCTCGTCAATGCTGAGCGCTGGGGCGAGCTGACCGATCTGGGAGTCGCGCTGGTCACCGCCCACCACCTCGCGCTCGCGCTGAAGGACCAGAAGACGGCCGCAGTCGGCGGCGTGCCTGGGCAGGTCACCGGGCCGCAGTCGTCGAAGGCCGTCGACAAGGTGAGCGCGAGCTACGACACCGCGGCTGTCGCCATCAAGGATGGCGGCTTCTGGAACGCCACGATGTACGGCGTTCGCTATCTCAGCCTGGCGCAGATGATGGGTTCGGGCGGCATTCAGCTGTAACGCTGCTGCCGCTGACCGGGAGAGTCCCATGGACGGCATGAAAATCGACCGCCTCGATGAGGTGCTGAAGTCGATCAGCGGGCTCGTGCAGAAGGAGGTGCTCGTCGGCGTGCCCGACAGCACCGCCGGCCGGAAGAACGAAGGCGAGCCGCTCAGCAATGCCGAGATCGGCTACATCATGGAAAACGGTTCGCCAGCCAACAACATCCCGGCGCGCCCGCATCTGGTGCCCGGCGTGCAGGACGCGCGGCCGAAGTTCGAGCCGCAACTCCAGAAGGGCGTCGAAGCGGCGCTCGACGGCGATCTCGAACAGGTCGAGCGCAGACTGAAGCTGGCCGGTCTCGCCGGGCAGAACGGCGTGCGCGCGAAGATCAACAGCAACATCGCTCCCAAACTCGCCGACTCGACGCTGGCTGCGCGCCGGCGCCGCGGCGTCACGCGTGAGAACACGCTGGTCGACACCGCCCAGTATCGAAACGCGATCACTTACGTGGTCCGCAAGAAGTAGTTTCCAGTCTCCCCGATCCAAGGGCCGCCGCGTGCGGCCCTTTTTCGTTGGTGCGCTCGCTATGGCCTTCCTCGACGTAACCGAGGTCCTGCTCGATCCGGATTTCATGGATACGGGCCTGATCTGCAATCGCACGACGCAAACGGTCGACGGCCACGGCCGCGCACAGAACACCGTCGCCTCGACGCCGTTCGCCGCCGTCGTGACGAGCGACAAGGGCGACATCCTGCATCGCAACGCAGACGGCAGCCGAATCATCGGCTCGATCACGCTGCACACGATGTTCCGGCTGATAGACGGCAGCGCCGGCCACGACGCCGACGAGGTCGTGTGGGCGGGCCGCACCTACACAGTCGTTAACGTGAACGACTACTCGCACTTCGGCCGCGGCTTCGTCTGCGCGACGTGCGATCTGAAGCCTCTTTCGGGATGACCCCATGAACGACAGCTCGACCGGCGGATACCTGGCGCCAGCCGTCGATGCGCCGCCGGCCGAGGACGACGCCCTAGACGATCTGGTCCACGACCTGATCGCGGGCGTCACGGCGCTGCCGCCCGACCTCGTGCGGCCGCGCTGGCAGGCGAAGGTGCCGAAGCAACCGGAGCCGTCCGTCGACTGGTGCGCGTTCGGCGTCCAGGAGCAGGAGCCGGACGCAGGCCCTGCGATCCAGCACGACGGCACCGCCGACGGGCACGACACGTACATCCGGCATCAGGACATCGACGTCATGTGCACGTTCTACGGGCCGCGCGCGAAGGGTTATGCGCAGCGGCTCGCCGACGGGCTGACAATCCCGCAGAACCGCGAGCAGCTTCAACTGCAGGACATGGCGTTCGTGGGCGTCGGCCCGATTCGAGCGGCGCCCGACCTTGTCAACCAGCAATGGGTGCGGCGCTACGACATGACGGTGAGGCTGCGTCGCAAAGTGGCTCGCACCTACGCGGTTCTGAACCTGGTCTCGGTGGCGTTTGAGGTCAAGGAATGACGGGCCAGGCAATTTTGCGGAGATGCGTCTGGCCCGGGCTCGGCGAGACTTAGAAGCTGTCGATCAGATTCTTAATCCAGGTATTGTCGACAGCGGCAAGCAGGTTTCGCGCGTCCGGATTGTGATCTTGAGCGGAGTGGTATTGGGCGCGAATCGCCGTGTAATTTCGATCCGAGTTCCATTGGCGAAACTCAGGGAGATACCCTTCGTGGTAGCAGACCCAGTGGAAATGTCCGCTCATCGTATCGTGATCGAAAGTCATGGCGCTGATTTCAGCAGGCGCAAGCGAAATCAACTTCTCAAGCTCATCGTCATTGAGTCCTGCAATGAGGTTTCGAGCAACGTCGTTGTGCGCCTGGGTGGACATGATCGCAGCTCTCATTTCGGCCGTCGACCGAATGTATTGACTGAGCTGTGCGTTTGGATCGGGCGTAAAAAAGACAGGAACACCCTCGTGCCAGATCGACCAGTAAACATGCTCCTTTGCTGCTGCAGGATTGCCCATCTTGGTCTCCTTGTGGTTGACGCATGCCGATCTGGCAAGCGTGTAGGTGATCTTGTCAGAGCAATGTGACGGTCGGCATCCCCAAAATTGGGGATGGTCGATGAAGTAGGTCCTGCATATTCGCAAGCAGTTCTGAATCGACGATATCCGTGCATTTGAAGTTTTATTTGGCCGCTTAAATGCGGCTTTTTCTTTTTTGAGGTTCCAAATGTCAACTGGACTGCCGGTATCGCGTCTGATCAACGTGATGATCAACCTCGCTGCACTCGCTGCGCAGGGCGCGAATTTGAACACTTTGCTGATTCTCGGCCCGTCGGCTGTCATCGACACCAACGAGCGAGCGCGCTCGTACGGTGGCATCGACGAGGTGACGGCCGACTACGGCACCAACACGCCGGAGTACTACGCGGCGGCTCTCGCGTTCAACCAGGTGCCGAAGCCGCAACAGATCATGATCGGTCGGTGGGCGAAGACGGCGACGGCCGGCTCGCTGCGCGGCGGCGTGCTGTCGGCCGCGCAGAAGGACATCGCGCTGTGGGACGCGATCACGACCGGCGCATTCAGCATCACGATCGACGGCGTGGCGAAGTCGGTCACCGGCCTCGACTTCTCGGCGCAGACGAACCTGAACGGCGTGGCGACGGTGATTAACGCCAAGCTGACGGGGGCGACGATCGCATGGAACGGTTCGCAGTTCGTCGTGACGTCGAACACGACCGGCACGAATTCGAAGGTCGGCTATGCGACGGCGCCGGGGGCTGGCACCGACATCTCGGCGATGCTCGGTCTGACGGGCAGCCTTGCCGGCGTGCCGGCGGACGGCATCGCGCCCGAGCAGCCCGTCGACGCGGCCGCGCTGTTCCTCGATCGCTTCGCGAACCAGTTCCTCGGGCTGGACTTCGCCGACGCGTCGATCACGGACGATCAGCACATTGCGGTCGCGAACCTCATCGAGGCCGACCAGCGGCACATCTACGGCATCACGACGCAGAACCCGCAGGTGCTCGACTCGACCGTGACGACCGACATCGCGAGCAAGCTGAAGGCGCTGAACCTGAAGTACACGATCCTGCAGTATTCGAGCGCGACGCCGTACGCGGTGTCGTCGCTGCTCGGCCGCCTGCTGACCGTGAACTTCGACGGCAACAACACGACGATCACGCTGATGTTCAAGCAGGAGCCGAGCGTTGCCGCGGAGCAGCTGACCAGCACGCAGGCGAACACGCTTCAGGCGAAGAATTGCAACGTGTTCGTCGACTACAGCAACGACACGTCGATCATCCAGTACGGCGTGACGCCGAGCGGCCTGTTCGCCGACTCGGTCTACAACGCGATCTGGTTCCGGACCCGCATCGAGACAGACGTCTACAACCTGCTGTACCAGAGCCCCACGAAGATCCCGCAGACCGACGGCGGTAACGCCCAGATCGCTGCGACGATCTCCGCGGCCTGCGAGGCGGGGGTGAACAACGGGTACCTCGCACCGGGTGTATGGAACTCGGCCGGCTTCGGCGCGCTGAACCAGGGCGACACGCTCGCGAAGGGCTACTACGTGTACCAGCCGCCGATCGCGACGCAGTCGCAGGCCGACCGCGAGGCACGTAAGTCCGTCGTATTCCAGGTCGCAGCGAAGGAGGCCGGCGCGATCCACAGCGTCGACATCCTCGTCAACGTCAACCGCTAACAGGGGCATCTCAACATGGCGACTTACAGCTTTCAGGACGTCGCGGCGACGATCGTCGGCCCGGGCGGGGCCTTCTCGCTCGGCTACGGTGAGGCGACCGCGGAAGAAGGCATCACGATCGTGCGCGCGGGCGACAAGAACACGATGACGGTCGGCTCGGATGGCGAGGGCATGCACAGTCTGCATGCCGACAAGTCCGGGCAGGTCACGCTGCGATACCTCAAGACCGCGCCGATCAACGCGAAGTTGATGGCGCTGTACGACGCGCAGTCGCTCGACAGCCGCCTGTGGGGCAAGAATCTGATCGAAGTTCGGCAGACGGCAGCGGGCGACGTGATGACCGCACGCAGCTGCGCGTTCAAGAAGGCTCCCGACCTGAAGTATGCGAAGGACGGCGACACCGTCGAATGGGTCTTCGACGCGATCAAGATCGACAACATCCTCGGGACGTACTGAGCATGACGACCGAACTCAAATTGAACGGTGCGCGGTACGCGGTCGGCAAGCTGAATGCGATGCAGCAGTTTCACGTGTCGCGTCGCATCGCCCCGATCATCCCGCCGATGATCCCGGTACTGATGAAGTTCTACGCCGAGCTCGAGCAGGCCGACGTCGCGCGCGAGCAGGAGCGCGCAAACGCCGCGCTCGCGGCGCTGGCCGCAGGTGCCGAGGGCGAGGAAGGCACGGAAGCGCCGGCCGTCGCGGCGCCGGCACCCGCGGCCGATCGCTCGCGCGAGCTGCTGTCGATGGTCGACGCGATCGCACCGGTGCTGCAACCGTTCGCCGATGCACTGGCCGGTCTGAAGGACGAGGACGCCGAATACGTCTTCGGCACGTGCCTGTCCGTTGTCGAACGCTGGCAGGGGGCCGGCTGGGCGAAGGTCTGGAACATCGCGCACAAGACGTCGATGTTCGACGACATCGGCATCGACGTGATGCTGCCGCTGGTCGTGCGCGTCGTGGTGGCGAACCTCGGCCCTTTTATCAACGGGCTGCTTACCAGCCAAGCGAGCAGCCCGGCGGCGACGTAGGCTGGATCCGCGCGTTGCCCGGCGGGGAGGATTGGCTGCTCGCGCCTGTACACGCGCAGATGTGCCGGTACGAGTCGCTGCTCGACGGAACGCTTGGCCTGGCCGACGTCGCCCTAATGAACGACTCCCTCGCCGTCCGGGCAGACAATGAAGCGGCGTACCGCCGCAAGATGGAAAGAGAAAATGGCTGATTCGGTCGTCATCCGCGAGTTCCTGGTCGCGCTCGGCTTCAAGGTCGACGAAAAGGGCCTGAAGAACTTCAAGGAAGGCGTCGAAGGCACGACGAAGGGCGTCAAGCAGCTGATCGCCACGGTGTCCGGCGCCGCGCTGACGGTGAGCGCGGGCGTCGCGGCATTCGCGTCGAAGCTCGAGCGCCTGTACTTCGTGTCGCAGCGCACCGGCGCGTCGGCGACCAACCTGCGCGGCTTCGAGTTCGCTGCGCGCAACATGGGCGTCTCGGCCGAGGCGGCCACCGGCACGATCGAGAATCTCGCGCGTTTCCTGCGTAACAACCCGGCGGGCGAAGGGTACCTCGCGACGCTCGGCGTGCAGACGCGCAACGCGAACGGCGAGTTGCGCGACACGGTCGACATCATGTCCGACCTCGGGAAGTCGCTGGCGAACAAGCCGACGTGGCTCGCGAGCCAGTACGGCAACATCCTCGGCATCGACGAGAACCTGATGCTCGCGATGCGTAACGGGGATTTCGAGAAGCTCCTCGAGCAGTACCGCGAAATGTCGAAGACGACCGGCCTGGACAAGGCGGCCGACGACTCGCACCGCTTCATGACGCAGCTGCGTGGGCTCGGCACGTCGTTCGAGAACCTCGGGATCCGCGTCGAGGGCGCGATGCTGCAGAAGATCGGGCCGCAGCTCGACCGGTTTCAGCGTTGGATGGACGACCACGGTGACGAGATCGCGAACAGGATCGCCAACATCGCGAGTGCCATCCTGAAAGTGGCCGAGGCCGCGGGGCCGCCGCTTGGAAAGCTTGTAGACCGGCTTATCGAACTCGACCGGGCGACGGACGGTTGGTCGACGAAGATTTTGCTGCTCGGAGTGGCGCTGAAGGCGCTCGGCGTATTCAAGATCGCCGGCGGCATCTGGAAGATGGTGGCGGCGCTGCGCGCGGGCGGTGCGGCGGCCAGTGGCGCAACTGGTCTGCTCTCCGCGATGGGTATTGAGCTTGCCGCGCTGGCCTCAAGTGCGGCCGCCGTCGGCGCCGCGTTCCTCGGCTGGAAGATTGGCGACGGCGTGCGCGACCAGATCGACGGCTTGATCACGAAGCTGTCGGGCGGCCGGTTCCGCTCGTTGTGGGACATCCTCACGCTGCAGGATCGGCGCGGCCTCGACTCGACCGGCGGCTACACGCAGGCCGAGATCGACAGTGTGAAGGACGGCGGCGGCGCGAAGCTGACGCCGCCGCGCGGCGCTGCTCCTGCTCCTGCGCCGACGCCGACGCCGACGCCGACGCCGACGCCGACGCCGACGCGTGCGTCTGCACCTCGACCGGCACCGGGACCTGCGCGTGTCGCATCGGCCGACCTTGCCGGCGCGATGTCGCGTCTCGCTGACACGGCGTTCGGCCATTTGATCGCGCGCGGCGAAGGCGACTACAACAGCGTCAACCGTGGCGCGCGCGGCGGCTACCGCTCCGGCACCGAGAATCTCGAGGGCATGACGCTCGCGCAGGTCATGGCTGCGCAACGCGCCGGGCAGTTCAACGCTGCCGGCCGGTACCAGATCATCGGCAGCACGCTGGCCGAGGCAGCGCGCGGGTTGAAGCTGAACGGGTCCGAGATGTTCGACCGGAAGCTGCAGGACCGGATCTTCGATGAGTACCTTGTGCGCAACAAGCGCCGCGCGATCGCCGACTACGTCGAAGGGCGTAGCGACGATCTGCGCGGCGCGCTGCGCGCGGCGTCGCGCGAGTGGGCGAGCGTCGCGGACCCTGACACCGGCCGCAGCTACTACGCCGGCAAGGGCAACAACCGCGCGAGTATCTCGGCCGCCGAGATGGAAGCCGCGCTGCGCAACACGCGCGCGACGTACCAGCCCGCCGGTGCGCTGGCCGCACAGTCGGCGGCGCGCGGCGGCCCGGCGAAGGTCGAGCTGCACCAGTCCACGCAGATCCACGTGACCGGCGCAGGCGATCCTTCGGCGGCCGGCCGCGCGGTCGAGCGCGAGCAGCGCGCGGTGAACGCCGACATGGTGCGCAATCTACAGGGGGTGGTCTCGTGATCCTCGACATGATCATGATCTCGCCGAAGAAGATCGGCAGCATCACGGTGCAGGTCGCGATCGAAGAGGTCTACAACGATGAGCTGGTGATCACCGAGCATCCGGTTGAGCAAGGGGCGCAGATCACCGATCACGCGTTCAAGCGGCAGCCGGATCTCGCGATGCGGTGCGGCTGGAGCAATGCCGACTACGAGGCGCTGCTCGGCGCGGCGGAGGCGACGTTTGACGGCGGCGGCCTGCCATCGGCGCAGTACGTCAACGCGATCTACTCGCAGTTGCTGGCGCTGCAGCAAGCACGCACGCCGTTAGATGTCACGACCAGCCGTCGCACATACCAGAACATGCTTCTGCAGGGGCTGCGGCTCACGGTCGACGCGAAGACGTCGAGCGCGCTGATCCTGACGGCGACACTGAAGCAGATCAAGATCGTGTCGACGCAGGTGACGAAGTTGCCGCCGCGCGAGAACCAGGCCGACCCGGCATCGACGGCCGAGACCGGCAACGTCGGTACGAAGGCCGCCGTGCCGGCGACGCCGGCGCCGGGCGGCGCAGTACCGCCGGGGAGTATGTGATGCCGAGCTTCTTCGAGATTCCGTTTTCGCCGCGCCCGGAGCGATTCACCGTGACGCTGAGCGGGACCGACTATCGACTGACGGTCCAGTACCGCAAGGCCGGCGGCGCAGGCTGGGTGCTGGACATCGCGGACGCCTCGGACAATCCGCTGGTGTCCGGCATTCCGCTGGTGACTGGCATCGACCTGCTCGGCCAGTACAAGCACCTCGGCTTTCAGGGACGGTTGTGGGTGCAGGGCGCTGCTGATCCGGACGACGTTCCGACGTACGAGGATCTCGGCATCGGATCGCATGTTTTCTGGGTGACGGACCAATGAGTATTGAGCAGTTCGGCCGAAAGGTATCGCTGATCATCGGCTTCGACAGCGGCGAGGCGCTCGATCTGTCGGAGCTGCGGATCGTGTTCCGCGTGCAGCGGGGCGATCTGCAGACGCCGAACTCGGCGCGGATCCGCGTCTACAACGTGTCCGAGACGACGGCGCGGCGCGCGCAGAAGGAATTCACACGCGTCGTGTTGCAGGCCGGCTACGAGGGCAACTACGGGATCATATTTGACGGTCAGATCAAGCAGGTGCGCCGCGGACGCGAGAGCCAGACCGACACGTTCGTCGACATCACCGCGGCGGATGGCGACTCAGCGTACAACTTCGCCGTGGTCAACACGACGCTCGCGGCCGGGTCAACGCCGGCCGATCACGTGGCTGCCGCGTGCACTGCTATGGGCCCGTATGGCGTACAGCAAGGCTATCTGCCCGAATTACCGTCGAACCCGCTGCCTCGAGGCAAGGTTATGTTCGGCATGGCACGGGATTTCATGCGATGGACCGCACGAACCACGCAGACTGTCTGGAGCATTCAGGACGGCAAGGTGGTGATGGTGCCGGAGACAGCGTACATGCCAGGCGAGATCCCGGTGATCACTTCCTCGACCGGTATGGTCGGCCTGCCGCAGCAGACCGCGAACGGCATCGAGGTGAAAATGCTGCTGAACCCCAGCGTGAAGATCGGTCGGTTGATCTGTCTGGACAACGCGAGCATCCAGCAGTACGAGTACAGCCTGAACGTCGGCCAGCAGGCCGAGAACGAGCGGATCGAGATGCAGGCAAAGCTGCAGGACGATGGCTTCTACTACGTGATGCTCGCGGAGGTGAGCGGCGATACGCGCGGCGAAGAATGGTACACGAGCGTGACGTGCCTGGCGGCCGACGTGACGGTGCTGCCCGATTCCTTCCGGGACAAGGCTACGGTGCCGTCAGCCGACGTGATCAAGCGGTTCGGCTAACGCAGCTCATTCTGATACTGCGAGATGCTTTTGCCGAATTCGTCCGGAGTGATCGCGCGTTTTACGAACTTCCCTGAGCCGTCGTCGAGAATTTTCACCTCCGCGTAGTTGATCAGTGAATCTTGCCGACTGTTTCCGAACTTCGTGACGATTAGAACGGAATCATTGACCGGGCTGAGCACTTTTCCCCAGCACGCGGCGACGAGGGCGCGACCATATAACGATTCGGCCGCCCGCAACTTGGGCGCATCGGCGATAGGCAGGCGACACGGCATGTTCCTATAGAGGATCGAGCTCATTGCCGAGCGAGGGATCGTGTCATCGACTGTTTTCGCGAAAACGTAGGCCGACTGTCCAATGGTTGAGCGGTCAAATGACTTCGCGCGGATAGCCGCGTCTTCCTGCTCCTGAGCGATTTTCCATTTCGGTACCTCGTTCTGTTCGGCGGCGAACGCTCGATTCTTCGCGATCAAATCATCAATGTCAGCGGCTTGAACGGAGCAGGCAGTCATTGCCAGCACGGCTGCAACAAACAGTTTCATATCGAAGTCCATGGATAGACGTGAAAGGGTAGGCGACCCGGAGATCGCCCTGCGTGAAGCGTTCGACGGCGTGCGCGCGGGCATCTGGACCGCTATGCCCGGCATCATCCAGTCGTTCGAAAGCGCGGCCGACCGGCCGCCGACCTGCAGCGTACAGCCGGCCATCAAGGCGCTGGTGCGCGATATCGACGGCGCGATCCAGAGCGTCGCGCTGCCGCTGCTGGTCGACTGCCCGGTTCAGTTCCCTGCTGGCGGAAATTGTACGTTGACGTTCCCGGTCAAGCAGGGCGACGAGTGCCTCGTCGTATTCGCATCACGCTGCATCGACGCCTGGTGGCAGTCGGGCGGCGTGCAGGAGCAGGCCGAGCTGCGCATGCACGACCTGTCGGACGGGTTTGTGCTGCTCGGCTTTCGATCGAGGCCGCGCGCGCTCGTCGGCGTTAGCGGCACCTCGACGCAGCTGCGCAGTGACGACGGCGCGACGTACATCGACATGAATCCGACGCTGCAGAAGGTCAAGATCGTCGCGCCGGGCGGTTTCGATGTCGTCGCGCCGCTGTCGACGTTCTCGGCGGCCGTGACGATCACCGGGCTGCTGACGTTCGTCGGCGGCATGGTCGGCAGCGCCGCGAGCGGCGCCGCCGCGGTGTTCAACGGCATCCTCAACGTGATCGGCCAGATCACGGCGAACGGCAAGCGCGTGGACGACACGCACACGCACCCGAACGGCAGCGGCGGCAACACCGGCCCGGTCAACTGAGATTCCCATGCGATACCGAAAACTCGACGCTGACGGCGATTACGTCTTCGGCGGGGGCGCGGCCGACTTCCTCATGAACACGCCGGAGACGGCCGCGCAGGCCGTGCTGACGCGGCTGCGCTTGCTGCGCGGCGAATGGTTTCTCGACACGACGGCCGGCATGCCGTGGGCCACTGATGTACTCGGGAAGTACACGAGCGGCAAGTACGACGCGGCGATACGCACGTGCATCCTCGGCACGCAGGGTGTGACCGAGCTCGTCAGCTACTCGAGCACGGCTGATCCCGAGACACGCGTACTGACCGTCACCGCGACGATCAACACCATCTACGGCACCACCACGGTACAGGCAACATTGTGACTCTCACGACCCTCGCACCCACCATCGACGCAAACGGCATCACTGCGCCGACGTACGCGGACGTGTTCGCGTATTTGCAGGATCAGTACCGTTCGATCTACGGCGCAGACACGTACCTGGAGCCGGACAGCCAGGACGGCCAGCTGCTCGGCGTGTTCGCGAAAGCCATCAGCGACGTCAACTCGGTCGCGATCGCGATCTATCGGTCGTTCAGCCCGGCGACGGCGCAGGGCGATGCGCTATCGAGCAACGTCAAGATCAACGGCATTGCACGCAAGGTCGCGTCGTACTCGAGCGCCGACCTGGTGCTGGTCGGACAGGCCGGCAAGACGATCACAAACGGCGCTGCGAAGGACACCAACGGTGTGCAGTGGACGCTGCCGGCCACGGTGACGATCCCGCCGAGCGGCACGATCACCGTCACGGCGACGTGCGCGTCGATCGGCGACATCTCGGCGCGCGCGGGCACGATCAACCAGATCGCGACGCCGGCGCTCGGCTGGCAGTCGGTGACGAACCCGGCGGACGCCGCGGAGGGTGCGCCAGTCGAGAAAGACGCGGCGCTGCGGCATCGGCAGACGGTGTCGACGGCGCTGCCGTCGCTCACGGTGCTCGACGGCATCATCGGTGCAGTGGCGAACGTTCCGGGCGTCACGCGGTATGTCGCCTACGAAAACGACACCAGCGCCACCGACGCTAACGGTATCCCGTCGCATTCGATTTCGCTGGTCGTAGAGGGCGGCGATGCCACGGCGATCGCGAATGCGATCGCGGCGAAGAAAACGCCGGGGGCCGGGACGTACGGCACGACTGCCGTCATCGTCATGGACGCCTACGGTCGGCCCATCACGATCAAGTTCTTCCGGCCGGCGCCCGCGCCGATCGCCGCGACGGTCAGTCTGAAGGCGCTCACCGGCTATACCAGCCAGGCGGGGCAGCAGATCCAGCAGGCCGTGTCCGACTACATCAATGGCGTGCAAATCGGCGGCGGCCTATCCGGTAGCGTCGAATGGGGTGACGCGCTGACAGCGGCGAACGGCGTGGGCGGCGGCATCACATTCAAGCTGTCCGGCCTGACACTCACGGGCCCGCGCGGCGCCGGCGCGCCGGACGTCGCACTGCTGTTTAACGAGGCGGCGTCGTGCACGCCGGCGAACGTGACTCTGGTGGTGACCTGATGGCCGAGCTGACCGACTACACCGCGCTGATCACGTCCGAGCACCGCGACCTGCCTCGGTTTGCGGCGGTGCTCGGCGCGCTCGTGCAGCCGCTCGTCGACCAGATGAACATGCTGCAGAGCATGCCGGGAAAGTTTGATCTCGACAACGCGGTCGGCGTGCAGCTGGACGACGTCGGACTGTGGGTCGGCGTGTCGCGGAAGATCCGCACGCCGCTGTCCGGCATCTACTTCTCGTTCGATGTCGCTGGCCTCGGATTCGATCAGGGCATCTGGAAGGGGCCGTTCGATCCCGACACCGGTCTGACGGTCCTCGACGACGACACGTACCGGCTTGTCATCCGCGCGAAGATCGGCGCGAACCACTGGGACGGGACGCTCGAATCGAGCGCGGCGATCCTAAACAGCATCTTCGACGCGGACACGCACGTGTTCATCGAAGACCACCAGGACATGTCGATGACGATCGCGATCGCGGGCAAGGTGCCTTCGGCCGTGTTTCTCGCGCTGCTCGCTGGTGGCTACATCCCGCTGAAACCGGAGGGAGTTCGGGTCGCATACACGGTCGTCACGTCGGTGGACGGGGCACCACTTTTCGGTTTCGACATGAACAACGATTTGGTCGCCGGATTCGACACCGGCGTCTGGGGTACCGCGCTGTAACCGACCGCACCACCTGCACAGCAAGCCGCCTTTAGGGCGGCTTTTTTCATTTCTGGAGCATCAATGCCCACGATTCAGAACGACTTCCTGCCGTTCGCGACCGGCCCGGGTGCGAACGTTGTCGATCAGGCTACATACGCTGCGCTCACCGCGCTCGCGACGGGCTTCTTGTCCGGCACGGCGCAATCCGTCCAGGTGAACAAGGTGTGGCGCCAGTCGAGCATCATGGCTGCCGTGATCGCGCAGTTCATCGTCGCGCAGACCGGACAAGCCGCAGTCGACGACGGGACCACGCCGACGTTGCTCGCCAATTTCACGAAAGCCGTCAACGCTGCGTCGAAGCAGCGAGTCATCTTGACGGATACGGGGTCGGTGAACGCTCTTGCCGCTGCCAATGCGGTACCGATGGCGGCCCTGCCGACGGCGAGCGGTGTTGTGCAGACGATCGCTGTCAAGGTGACGAATACCGGTGCGTCGACCTATTCGCCAGATGGTCTCGCATCGCGGCCGATCTTCGGCTTGGGTGGTGCAGCGTTGCAGGGCGGCGAGATGGTCGCCAACGGGATTGCGACGCTCGTTTCCTATGTCGGCCCGCTGCTCAACGGCGGCGCATTGTGCTGGGTGCTCTTCGAATGCATCGGTGGCGCGCAGCAGGTCGCGCCGGCGACGCAGCCGCAACATGCGATGCAGTTGGGCCAGGCGACCGGGCGCCTGATCAATATTCAGCGATTTACGGCGAGCGGAACGTATACGCCGACTCCCGGCACGACGTCGATCATCGCTGAAGGCGTCGGCGCAGGTGCCGGCGGCGCCGGCGCGACCGCGACATCGAGCCAGACGTCGTGTGGCGGAGGCGGCGGCGGCGGGGCCTATGCGAAGGTTCGCATTACGGCTGTTCCCGCGTCAGCTTCCGTTACGGTCGGCTCCGGCGGTTCAGCGGGCGGGACGACCGGCGGTGCTGGCGGCGCTACGTCGTTTGGCTCGTATTTCAGTGTCGGCGGTGGCGCTGGCGGCCAGGCGAGTGCCGCGGTGGCCGGACAGAGCACTGGCGCGCCGGGCGGGGGATCCACGACCATCACGATTGGCGGCGGTGCCACTCTGATCGAACAAGGGCAAGGTGGTATGGGAGATTGGGGCCTCGTCTGGGGAGTCGGAACCGTGGGACTCGGCGGGAAAGGGGGCATCTCTTTCTTCGGGGGCGGGGCAAACGGAGCTGGGTCCGGAAACACTGGGTTCAGCCCGAGCAGCTACGGCGCGGGCGGCGGCGGTGCATGTAATGCCAATACCGGGGCGGGCTTGGCTGGTGGTGCTGGCGCGCCCGGAGTCGTTATCGTGTACGAATTCGCGTAACCGTAGCCGCAACTCATTTTGGTGATGCCATGACAGTTTCCAATTACGCAGTAGTCGAAAACGGTCTCGTGACGAACCTCGTCGCCTGGGACGGCGAAACCGAATGGACGCCACCGGAAGGCTCGACCGTCGTGCAGGTCGAGACCGGAGCGTTCGTCAGCATCGGATACACATACGACGGAAAGGCGTTCGCCGAACCGGAGGCGACGGGTTCGGCGAACTGAGCCTGCCGGCTATTGAAGCGATGCGACGAGGCCCGCGAGCTGCTGGGCCTCGCGATCGCCCTTGATCCGGTAGAGATCCTGATTCGGATGCACGCAGTCGGGCAGCATCGCCTGCCAGTTCGGCAGCGACTTGACGTAGTCGTATTGCTGGATCAGCAGGACACCATACTGTTGCGCCACGGTGCGCATGACGCCTACGTACGCATCAAGCTGCGGTCCGGGGCCCCTACAAACCGGATTCGGCTCCTCGAGAACAGGCACGGCGCCCGCACCGCGGATCGCGGCCACGATTCCCACCAGCGCCTGCTGATAGTCGTCTGTCGTTTCGCGGCCAGCGTCGTTGATGCCGTAGTTGACGATCACGATGTTCGGCCGGATCGAAGCGAGGCGCGTCGCGAGCGGCGCGGAGAAGGGCGTCAGGCCGTTCACGGATTCGGGGGCCGTCGTTCCGCCGATGCCGTTATTCGTGACCGTGATCTGGCCGCCGAGCGATTGCGCGAGCTCTGCCTGCATGATGGTCAGCGCGGGCTGCGCGACGGGGGTCATCTGGCCGGGCGAGGTCATCGACCAGCCGTACATCGTCGAATCGCCTTCCGCATCGATCAGCACGGGTTTCTTCTCGCGGGCCGGAGGCGTGGGATGCGTGGCATCGTCGGATGCGCCCCCTCCGCCGCCTCCGCATGCGCTCATCGATGCGGCCAAGCAGCCCAGCATCATCGCTACGGCTGCTGATCTCCATCGGCCGCCTCCGCGACGTGCGCGCCGAACTGCGCCATCTTCGCGAGGACGCGTGTGAACTCGTCCTCCGTGAGCGCGAGCTTGGCCGCAGCCACGAATGCCATGTGCGGACTCAGTTCGCGCGGGGACTGCCCCCCCGTGTACTTCCGCCACTGATGGTCGCCGGCCAGCCAGAAAAGGTCTGCCATCTGCTTGCCCGTCATTTGCAACTCGTGCTTCAACGTCGCGAGGTCGCGCGTGCTCGGCGGTGTGTACGTGATCGGCATGGGACTGTGCGCGCACTGCGCGCGTGCGAAAAGTGAGTTTCACGGTCGTTTCCTTTCGGGATGTCGGGCGGCGCTGGATGCGCTACCGCTACGAAGCAATGTAGACCCAATGGGTCTATTTGTCAAGAATTACTTATCGCCGCAGAGAGCGGCTTTTTCATTTCGGGGACTCGATGAAGAACGATCTCGTAGCCAGCGCAGTGAAGGTCGCGCCAGCAGTGGGAGGCAGTTTCTGGCCGTGGCTGACCGGCCACGACATCAACTGGTGGGTAGCCGTCGCGACGATCGCGTACATCGGGCTGCAGGCGTACTACCTGGTCAAAAACAAAGGCAAGAGGGCATTGCTCGATGGCTAACGTACCGAAGAAGACACTCGCGAGTGTTGTGGGGGCTGCTGCGGCAGCCCTTCTTTTTTCCAAGGTCCCGAAGTTCGAGGGGCTCGAGCTCGTCGCACGGCCCGACCCGATCGGGATCATCACGGGATGCAACGGCGACACGAAGGACGTGCGCGCCGGCCAGCGGTTCACGCCGGATGAATGCCGCGCGCGCCTCGAACAACGGCTGATCGAGCATGCCGAGCCGGTGCTGAAGTGCACGCCTGGTCTGAAGGGGCATACGTACCAGCTCGCGGCCGCAGTGAGCTTCGCCTACAACGTCGGCGCTGGCGCGTACTGCAGCAGCACGACGGCGAAGCGGTTCAACGCCGGCGAATGGAAGGGCGCGTGCCGCGCGATGAACGAGGCGGACAACGGCCGGCCGCAGTGGGTGACGGCCGGCGGCCGCGTGCTGCCCGGACTGGTGAAACGGCGCGCTGAAGAGCGCGCACTGTGCGAGCGCGGCCTATGACGACCACGAAAACCCACGAAACGCGGCGCACGCTCGCCGAGGACGTCTTCTATCCCGACCACGAGCCGCGTACCGAGTCGCCGACGTTCCGCGCAAGCAAGCGCGAGATGAAGGCGGCCGGCGGCTACGTCTGCGCGGTATGCGGTGACGACCAGGCCGTCGAGTCGCATCACCGGTTCTTTGAGTGGGCGTTCTCGCACGCGATCGACTGGAAGTGGATCCGCGGCGTCGCGCTCAACCAGGTCGACACGATGTTCAGCCACAAGCTTCAGCGCACCGTGCCGATCCCGCGCCAGCACCCGGTCTGGGACGTCATCAAGCTGACGCAGGGCTTCGACTGGGAGGCGTTCGACCCGGCCCGGCCGGAGGCATTCGTCGACTCAACCTACAACCAACTGCTGCTGTGCGCGCTCCATCACCGGGGCAAGGATCACGGCCGGCACGAGGAAAGCGATCCGGTCTGGAGCGTGCAGGCGTTCCTGCTTCCGGACTTCGTCTACTCGCCGGACGAGCTGAAGCAGCTGCACGCGAAGGACCCGAAATGATCTTCCTGAAATTTGCGTGGCCGTATCTGCTTGCCGCGCTGCTCGGTGCGGCGGCTGGGGCCGCCGTCGAGCACCTGATCGGCGCGCGGCAGCTCGCCGACGAGAAAGCCGCGCGCGCGCGCGACGCGCAGCGGCATGTCGGTGAGCTGACGGTGATCTCGCAGGCGGCGCTCGCCGCAGAACAGCGCGCGATAGCTGCCCACGACGCAGCCGCCTCGCAGGTGGCTGCCGTCGACGCACAACTCACGAAGGAGCGAACTGACCATGAAACCGATAATCGCAGCCTGCGCGCTGCTCTTGCCGCTGGCACTGACCGGCTGCGCGTCGCCGTCCGGAACTGCACTACAGCCGGTTCCGACGGTCTGCCCGGAACTTCCGGCGCCGCCAGCATGGGCGATGGTGCCGCCGCCGTCGCAGACCTCGACCCAGCGGTTGCGGAGCGCGTTTTCGGGATCGCCGGCGACGACCAGCGCGAAATCGACAAACTGAAGGCGGTTCAGGGTTGGGTGTGTGCGGTGCGGCCGGCAACGCCGGGATGTTAGTTCAGACCCCTAGCCCGCTGTCATTGCCCTAGCACGTATCGGAGCGGTGCTTCAACCGCGAGGGATCCGCCCATACTGCCAGCGAAGTGCAGGCAATAGATCAGGGCCCAAAGCGCCGCCGGACTGCCCGGGGTGCTAATGCCGTGAAAATGGTCCGTGCTGCAGAACATCAGCGAATCGACGGCAAGAATTCCATCGATTATTCCGGGTTTCAACTTCGACTTCATCGTGTCGAGTGATTTCCATCCTTTGAATCCAACGACGAAAAATGGTATGTGTGGCGGGGCTGTTGGGCCGAAGGAGATACCACTGCCGAACTGCCGTTTGAGGGCTGAGAGCTTGCTCGCTGTTGCTTCGACCTCGCTCCATTGACTCGATAAATCTGACTTTACTTCGATGACAGCAGAAATCCCTTCGGCCATGTAGAGGCGAGTCTTCTCCGATCCAACAATCGGCAAGCTCGGCACGAACGGATATTCGATGACTACGTCCAATTGACCACTTCTGTTCCCAGCCTGGTCAGTTGCGTCACCGGTACCGAAGCGAAAATGCGACGGCAACACCTGCGACAGAAAGCTATCGATGAAGGTCTGGCGCTCAAGTCCTTTTGTGTTGGAAGATAGGCTGACGTTGGATTCATATGCTCCAACTAGCATTTTGTGGATACCGATTAACCGGCTTATGACGTGTTGATTCAATTCGCGCCCCGTGCTGTTCTTTTATGAACGTAGAGTCTAACCGATCTTCCGAGATCGACGTCCAACGCATCTCGAGGCGCCAGCTTTGCAAAATCAGCTCCCGGGGCCATCATCCAACTCGTCCGAGCCGCGATAGCCGGCCCCTGGAATTTCGATCGGTTCGATGTAGAACCCGCGCGCCGTCAGATCCATCGTGACGTCGCTGAACGAGTCGAAAATGTCGTATCCGCATTCGACGTACGTGATCGTGGAATCGAAGTCTTGATCCTCGATCTTGCGCTTCCACGTGAGCGGCAAGTCGGTCGAGTGCCCCGGATCGAAGTGGACGACGCTCAGGTACGGCGGACGAATGCCTCGGGGCGGATACTCCGTGCGTAGCACAAGCTCGACGTTCACGACGACATGGTGTTCCGGGATGCGGTCCGCGTAACGCAGCAGGTATGCCCGCAACGAATGGCCGTCCTTCCGGTCTTGCGCCGAGGCGAAGCCGAACCAGTCGTCGTCGGAATCGCTGAATTCTTCCGCAATCGTGCGCATATCGACCTCCAGTGCGACGAGCGTCCAGAATGCCACAGCTGCGTCGCTAGGTCAGACCCGTCGCGAAATCGTTCGAGCCCCAAAGCCTCGCACTACCGCATCCCGGCCCGCCGCATCTCCTCGCGCAGCAGATGCATCAGCCGATGCAACTGGCCCTGCGCGCCGGCAAGGTCGCCTTTGTTCGCGACGTTCTTGTCGGTGTAGAGGTACCAATCCTCGATGCGCTCGAGTGACTTCCTCAGCGCACGGATTTCGAGAATCAACCATCGCACCTGAAGGTCGGTGTATTCCCGCCATAGCGCGCGCAGCTCGGCGTCGGTCGGTGCGTCGAAATCGGGCACCTCCGGCCGCAGCTTGAACCGTGGATCCGTCAGAGGGACGCGGTTGCGATCGATTCGCGTCGCCTCGATCGGCACGCATGTGCCAAGGAACGTCGATCGAGGATCCTCGTCGATCCAGTGCTCAAATTCGCGTTTGGTGAGCTCGACCGGCGTCCTCAGGCGGTTCTTCTCGCCCTGGAATCCGTACTCCCAGATGTAGGCCCACTGTGGCTTGATCACGGCACAAACACTGTATAAAAACACAGTGTATCCCGGGGTAAGATGGGAAGGTCAAGAGCGAAAATTGGGGACGGCGATGTGCACGAACTACGTGGCGCCGGGCGAAGATCCGGGCCTGAGCGAGCTCAAGATCGACAGTTTTCGCGACCTGTACCGCTGGACGCCGTGGAAGCCTGAGATCTACCAGGACTACGACGCGCCGATCGTCGGCTACGTCGATGGGCAGTTCAAGCCGCTGATCGCCGGATTCGGGTTCTGGCCGCGCGCGCTGCAGAAGGCCAATGCCGAGAAGGCGAAGGCAGCGGGGCGCAAGCCGCCGCTCATGCGCACCACGATGAACGTGCGCGACGACAACCTCGGGAAGTCGCCACTGTACGGGCCGACGTGGCGCGGCGGCAAGCGCTGCTTGATTCCGGCCCGGTTCGTATTCGAGCCTTCATATCCGCACGCCAGACAAGAAGCGAATGGCGAGTGGGTACTCGGGCCGTGCGTGTGGCAGCGCATCAGCGTGATTGACCGGCCGACGATGTGCGTCGCCGGTATCTGGCGCACACTGCCGGCGCCGGACGGCAGCGTCCGGAACACGATGGCGATGATCACGGTGAACGCCGAAGGGCACCCTATCTTTTCGCTGATGCACCGACCAGGCGAAGAGAAGCGCGCGGTCGTGATCCTACCGCCTGATGACTGGGAGGAATGGCTTACGACGTCGAACGTCGAGGCGGCTCGCGCGATGCTGCAGCTGTACCCGGCGGACGAGATGATATCGGAACCGGTGAAGGATATAATCTAAATTTGATAATGGCGGGGTGAATTGATGACGTACCGGCTATATAGAAGAAACCCTGTTGTAAAAGGTGATTGGTATTATGCTTTCAAGTGCAAGCGTTGCGGTGAGTTAATATATAGTCTTGATGATTTGTCAAAGGGCGCCGGGAACGTCAACTTCGCTGGGGATGGCATATTTAGCGTGCCGTGTGGACTATGCTCGCATGACGATTTGTATCGCGTTGAAGACATCCGGTTGGTTCAGTCGGAGGAGGGCCGCCCTTCGACATACCCTGAGAGGATTGCGATTTCTAAAGCGTCGAGAAAACCACTTCTGAAATCCTATCCAAACGCAAAAGTCACCATGGGCGTGGGTTATATCGAGGATCGACCGAGGGCTGCTGCGCTTGTAGGACGTATTATAACGTCGTGGGCCGATATAGAGGTTCAAGTAACCCGCCTACTTGCGGAACTAATGGGAGCGAATATTCCCGAAGTATCTGCTGTGTTTGGATCACTGAGAAATAGCAGGGCACAGTCGGATGCCCTTATTGCGGCTGCTGAAGTTGCTCTTGATGAAAGAGACTATGCATTGTTCTCCGCACACGTTTCTAGAAAAGCTTCCCTCGAAAAAGAACGAAACGATTTAGCACATGGGTGTTTCGGTGTATCGGTAGGTATCCCGGACCATATTGTTTGGGTCTCTCAGGCAGATTTTCTCTCGTTTAACGCGGCGCACAAAGTCGGGCAGAAATTTGATTTGGCAGAAAAGCAGTTCGTTTATGAACTGGGGACTTTAGAGAGGATAGCATCCGAAATTGTGGAGTTTTACGATCAACTAGGGTCGCTTACCGGATATTTGTTGGCTCGCCATCGCGGACAAGACGGGGAGGCATATCGCGTAAAGAGGTACCCAGAACTATGCAATCAACCTCACATCAGGGAAGCCCTGAAGCAAGTGAAGGGAAGAAAACAAAAGTGACGTTGGTTACTGTTCAGAACGCATGGGTAAGTGCTTGATTATTATGGCGGCAAGATGCACACTCTGGCAGGTGTTTTTTTGCGGAAGTGCGCATCTAACCAATTGAAATCAAAAGAAAAGACGCTGAATCCTCCCGCCTATTTGATTGATACGAACGTCATCAGCGAAATCAGGAAGGGCAAGCGAACCAACCGCGGCGTGCGGGCGTTCTTCACGCAGGCCGAAGCCGAAGCGAGCCCGCTTTATCTGTCCGTCGTGACGGTGGCCGAGTTGCGGCGCGGTGTCGACCTGATCCGTCATCGCGGCGATCACAGCCAGGCGTCGGCGCTCGAGGCCTGGATGGCGATGATCCTGTCCGGCTATGCGTCGAACATCCTGTCGGTCGATATCGAGACCAGCCAGATGTGGGGGCATTTGCGCGTGCCCGATCCGACGCACGAACTCGACAAGCTGATCGCGGCCACCGCGCTGATCAACGATCTGACGGTCGTCACGCGCAACGTCGACGATTTTGCTCGCACCGGCGTTCGGTTGCTGAATCCGTTCGATTAG